AAAAAATGCTAGTTTACATTTCATGCCCATATTCTGCTCCTACTGTAGAAGAAAGAGAAGCTAATGTCCATAAAGCGATTGACGCTGGTATAGAGTTAATACAGAAAGGCCACTCCCCTGTTATCCCTATTTTATTGCACTATCTTGACCTTAGAGCGATTGAAAAAGGGATTGAGTTCTCTTGGGATGATTACATGAGAGTTGACCTTGAATTATTGAGCAAATGTGACGCTATGTTGCTTTTAGGACATTCCAAGGGCTGTGATATTGAGCTTGAGTATGCTGAACAGTTAGGAATGCCTATTTATTATTCGGTTTAAGGAGGAAGTATGGAAACGATTCTTAGACCAACAACTGAATTTTGCCCTAAGTGTAAAGGTGTTTTGTATGAAACATCAAGTGGTTATGTTTGTTTGAGTTGCGGGCATGTAGAAACCTCATAGTCCTTAATTGGATTAGGTGGGCTTTATTTTTATTTTACCCCAAAAAGGTGAGTGATTAAATGGCAGGAAAAGACATAAAGAAAGTGACTGCCAAGGACTTATTTGAACCAAAACCTAAGAAGTCCGAACCAAAGGCTAAGAAGGCCGAGCCTAAACCAAAGGCAAAGGCTAAGGCAGAGCCTAAGAATGAGCCGAAGGTTGTTCCTAGACCAAAGATAGACCCAAGGATGATACCGACTCTGCTTCAGGTCCGTTGGGAACTAGCAAGGCGAAACTGTAAGGACTTTATAGAGAAATTTGTAAAAATTGAGGATAGAGATTCTCCTGATCTCGCAGTTCCTTTTCTTTTGTGGCCAGGACAGATTAAAGCGCTGGATAGTTTCACAAATAATCGCCTTAATATCGTCTTGAAAGCCCGTCAGTTAGGTTTAACGTGGCTTGCCTTGGCTTATGCAATATGGCATATGATATTCAATTCTGGGTATGCCGTTGTTGCTATGTCTAAACGTGAGGAAGATTCCAAAGAACTTGCTCGGCGTGTTGTTTTTATCCTAAAATACCTTCCTCCTGATGTTATTCGAGAGAAAAAGACAGCACCGCCAAGATGGGCTGGACTTACTTGGGAAGCCACAACCTTATCCGTCACAATAAATCACCCTGGAAAAGAGCCGAGCGTCTTTAACTCGCTTACAGCAGCGCAGGATTCCGGCCGTTCTCTTACCGCAAACCTTGTAATACTTGATGAATGGGCTTTCCAACAATGGGCAAGAGAAATATGGGCAAGTGCCTACCCTACTATAAACCGTCCTACCGGTGGTCAAGTTATCGGACTGAGTACAGCAAAGCGACTCACTCTATTTGAGGAAATCTGGCGTAAGGCTACACAGGGAGTAAATACGTTTGCAAGAGTATTTCTTCCTTGGAATACAGACCCAAGAAGAACCCTAGAATGGTATGAACAGACCAAAAAAGACTTAGGGGAACAGGCAACCAAAGCGGAATATCCAAACACTCCTGAAGAAGCTTTTTCAGCCTCGGAGGGCATCGCTTTCCCTGAGTTCACTTATGATCTCCATGTCGTACAGCCTTTTGAGATACCTTCTCACTGGCGAAAATGGCGGTCTGCTGACAATGGATATACAGACCCCTTCGCATGGTTCTGGTTCGCCGTGGATGAATTTGGAACAGTGTATACCTATAGAGAGTATACAAGGGACCCCAAGGACCCAAAGGTAAGCTATTCAGACCAAGCTAAACAGGTTGTTATTCAGACTAAAGATGAGCAGGTCGGCTTTACTGTGGTTGGACATGATGCTTGGGCGGTAAATCCGCTCACCAAGAATCAGAATACCCCACAAGGTAAATCAATTATTGACTTCTACATCGAGGGCGGGGTTAAGGACTGCATAAGGGCGGTTACTGACAGGGCTTTTCGTAAGGCTACAATCCATGAGTATTTAAAACCATATTTCGATGAAAATGCCGAGGTAACGACCAGTAAGGTAAAGATATTCAGTAATTGCGTGAAGCTTATTGAAACCCTTCCACAGATGGTTCAAGACGATAAGGACCCAGAGAAATACCAGGATAATGAGATAGACCACTGGGTAGACGGTTGGGGTTATGGTCTATTGGCTCACCACTCCAAGAAAACTGAATTGGAGGTAAGAATAGACTACAGCAATCTTCCTGATGATATTTTGGAGGACCTTGACCGAGCAGACCAGAAAATGAGGGAATATATCTTAAAAAAAATCGGCCGCGGATAAATCCTAATGGCTAAATTGCAAAGCACCTTAAACAGGGTGCTTCTTATGTTTTATGGGGGTGATTCCGATTTTCAAAAAACTCAAAAGGTTAGGTGGTGATATAGTGGCAAAGGCGAAAGGCCAAACTAAGCGAGAAATCGAGCAGAACCATAAGCTTAACGATTGGCAGGATAAATTAGCAACAGCTCTTACTCATGTAAACATGGATATCCGAGACGAAAGAGAAATGCTTTATCTTGGTACAAAGGAAATCGACAAAAACGTCAATTCCAACAAGAATCCTACGAAGAAAGCCAATAATGTTGTCAATCTGGTGCTTGAATTTATCGAAACAAATGTTGACGCTACAATTCCTCAACCGTCAGTAAGGACCAAGTTGTCTGGATGGGAACAAGAAGCCATGATGATTGAGGACAGCGCAACCGCAGACATTACCGAGCTTGGTATAACTCATATAAACGATGTAAACGAGCGTATTACTCCCGTTCAAGGATATAGTGCCATTTTGGTTGGATGGAACCCTGATTTTAAGCATCACCTTCACCGTGGGGAAATTACCCTTGAGGCTATTCACCCTAAGAGAATCATTCCTCAACCCGGCGTATGGGATATTCAAAAAATGGATCACTTCTTCATTCTTTCCTCGGTTACAAAGTCATTTATCAAAAAAAGGTATGGCGTTGACCTTGAAACAGAGACAGAAGAATTTCCTGAACTTAATTCTATTGGCGGTTTTCATAATAATCCCCCTGATATGGTCACAGAAATAGTCTGCTGGTATAAAGATGAAAATGGAGAAATTGGCAAGTTCGTATGGTGCGACGATAACGTATTAGAGGATTTACCGAGCTTCTACGCCAGAAGGATTGATGGAAAAACAGTATCAGAAGAAGAGCTTGTTACAGAAGTTACACTAAAAAGCGGCGAGGTTCTTCCGGTAGGAACGAAAGTACCTTATTTCATTCCGACAAGATATCCTCTTGTTATCCGCGAAAAACATCCCTCTTAACTTTGCTTTTGGCGGTCAGTCTGATGTTGATGTTATCCGAGATCAGCAGGACGCTATGAAAAAGGTTGTTTCCACTATTGAAGAAAAGATTATGCGTGGAAGTGCAATTGTCACGGCTTTAGAAGGACATAGATTCAATCTTACAAACGAGCTTTACCAAATTGTCCGGGGAACTCAGAGCGAACTTATGGCACTTGGGGTAAAGAATCTATCGGCCGACATAACAAAAGACCTAGAATTTTCTCAACAACAATATAAAAGCGGCTCAATCCACTTTGGGCATTACTAATACTTATCAAGGTAAAGCTGATTCAACAGCGGTAAGCGGTATTGCTAAACAGATTCAGGTACAGCAGACAAGCGGTAGGTTACGTTCTAAAGAAGCTAATAAGTATGCTTCCTTTAAAGAACTGTATGAGATTATGTTTGAATTCAAGCTGGCTTTCTATGATGAACTAAGACCGTTTGTAACGCAGGATGCCGACGGTAAAGATTCTTACGGCAATTTCAATAAATACGCTTTCCTTGTTCGTGATAAAGCAGGTGAACTTTTCTACAACACTGACTTCATATTCTCTGCCGATGCCGGAACTGGTCTGCCAAGGGATAAGATGTGGCTATTTGGTTCGACACAGGAACTCCTTAAATACGGAGCATACAATCCTACTCCTGCTGCTGTGGCTTTCTGGACACAAATGGTTCAGCAGAAGTACCCGAACGCTAAGATTGTACTAGATTCCATCAATAAGCAGATTGAGGGTATGAAAGGCAAAACTCCTACACCGCCTAAAACAACGGTCAATTATAAAGACCTTATGCCTGAGGCTCAAACCCAATTACTACAGCAGATGGGGATTCAGTCTGAGGGCGGAACACCTGAAACTATGTCAGGGGAAGGACATACTCAAGGGTACGAGCAACCGCAGGAACAAGGCCAATTTTCCGAGCGTGATACAAGTCAGGCGTGGCAGGCGTTAGACCAGTACCCAGAACCAATTAAGCAACTATTAGGAGCTATGGACCCAGACAAGCGTGAGACATTCCTACAACAAGACCCTGATACTCAAATTCAGATTCTTCAACAGATAGTTGGTGAGCAAGATTTCTAAAATCGGGTTGAAGATGGAACAAACCATTGAAAGTCTGGCTAAATCGTTTGTATCTCTAACAAAAAAGGAGGATTCTGATGAAAGCAAAGCCTAAACCAAAGGCAAAATCCAAGAAGTCAAGTACGGTATCACTTTCCCCTACTACTGATAAACAATGGCAGATCGAATCTGATGCCCAAACTCTCAAGCGGGCTATGGAAGTTAAGGGTGATCCAAGCAGGCTAAAGTTAGCTCAGGAGTACTGTACTAAGGAAGCAGAAGCGTTAAAGCAAGTTTCAAAGATGAAGTAAGCACTCAGGAGTGGGTGTTTTTATTTTGCAAAAATGAAAGGTGGTTTTTATGAACTTTGGTCAAGCGTTAGAACAAGTGAAACAAGGTAAAGGAATGAGACTTCCACAATGGAAAGATGATGTCGTAATCAAAGCCCAATATCCTGATGAACATAGTAAAATGACTGCACCGTACCTTTACGTCGAAAGTAGATTCGGTCGTGTTCCGTGGAAGGAAACAATGATTGAACTGTTTTCTAAAAATTGGGAGGTTGTCGATGGCTAAGGGCAAGAAATTCGAGGAAGTCAGTAAAACCGCTACCAAGAATGGGGTTAAATACGGGTGTAGCGTGGGTAAGGATAAAGATGGTTACTTTGCCTATACCCATAGGGCAAGAAGCAAGAGTTATGAAAGCCCTCAAAAGATACCTGTTAAGACGTTGAAATTTATTGATTCTACTGGTTAATCACCGAGCCACAAGGCTCTTTTTATCTTAACTAGAAAGGAAGTGATAAGCATGGCTAAAGATATGCCGAAAATGAGTATTCCTCAAAACAGTGCCGGATATGTTGAAGCATCAAACATGGACAAAAAGAATCCGAAACCTGTTAAGAAAGTCGGCAAAGACCTTAGATCAGGTAAGTAAGGCGGCTATACCAGTCGCCTTTTCTATGCCTAATAGTGGCTGACACGCCGCAAAGACGGTGAAATAACGCTGGCAAGCGTATATGCAAAGGAGAAAATATGTTCAATTCATTTTTAATCAAATTACGTCCGTTTATGGATGCAGATAGTAGCGTAGGTGGGGGAGCCGCTACACCCCCAGAAGGAGATGTAACCGGAGGCGAATCCGGGACAGAAGAAAGCCAAGGAACCGAAGATACTCAAGGGACTGCTTCTACTGTTACTGACCCCGCAAGTCAAGTTAAACAAACTCCTGAACAAAATGCTGCCTTTGCCGAAATGAGACGCAAGGCTGAAGCTGCTGAAAGGCGCGCTAGAGAAGTCGAGAGAGATTTCAATATTGCCAAAAAATACGGTGCGGAATACGGAATCTTTTCAGAATCCGATATTGCCGCCCAATATGGGCAATCGCATGGAATCAAATCTTTAGTAGAGTTTGAAGCGGCTTTACAGAAGCAGGAATATCAGGCAAAAGGCATTGACCCAGACATTATTAACCAGCTTATTAACGAACATCCAGACGTTAAGAAAGCAAGGGAGCTTACAGAACGTCAAGAACTGCAAGCTGCCCAGAATGCGCTTAACTCTGAGTTGTCAGAATTAAGCAAAGAATACCCCGACCTTAAAGTAAGCAATATCGAGGAACTTTCCAAATTGCCGAATGCTGACAAAATATTTACCCTTGCAAAAAAAGGCTATACCCTAATTGATGCTTACGAATCAGTCAATAAAGCTGAGATCCGCAAGCAACAGTCAGAGGCGGCAAGGCAAGCGACATTAAACAGCATCTCTGGCAAGCAACACATCAAAGGGAATGGTCAAGGTTCAGAAATTGACACAACCGTAATTCCCGATGATGTTCTGGAAATGTACAAAAAGTTTAATCCGGGTAAATCCATAGATGAGTACAAAAAGCATTATAAATCTAGTTTAGGAAAATAAAGGAGATGATTTTAAATGGCATTTAAACGTGTAGGAAGTCGGACAACTTCCCAAAATCCCATAGAATATGCGCTCTTAACTGACAACACTAACTGCGAATTGGGGCAGGTAATGAAATTTACCAGCGGCAGACTTGCAGACGGTGATGTTGATAGCGACGGTACTGTGCAGGTAATCGCCCTCAAGACCCAGGCCGCAGAGGTTACCAGCGTTACTCCGGTTCCATTTGAGTATATCAATGTTGATACCGAGTACGAAACCACATCGAGCGCAACTGTGGCGGTAACTTTAGTTGGTTCTAAGGTGGAACTTAACGCCGACATGAAGCGGGTAACAGCAACTACTACTAAGGGTATTTTTGAAATATCCAGAACCGACGGAGCCACTACTAATTCCAAGGTAAGAGGTTATTTCCGCATAAATACGCCTATTTAATCGGGGCATAACCTAGTTTAATAACAACGTCCAGAGCCTTTAGGGGCTTTTTTTTATTACACAAAAGGAGATGATTTTAGATGATTTTTAGTAAAGCGTCAGGTGTGAATGATTCGATCTATGGGAAGAGCCAGGAGCCTATCAAGATGATGCTCGAACAGCAGGAAGAAGCTTTCCAGAAGATGTCTATTATTGACAAAGTCTATTTCAAGGATGAAACAAAGGATTTCGCTAATAAATACACTATCGAGACGAGTCTTGGGAATTTCGAGCCAGTGGGTTTAATACGTTAATTTTTGCCCACTTTAAACCTTCTCTAATCAATGGCGAACGCCTAAAGCCAAATGCCTAGCTCGATAGGACAAGGTAAGGTAACGCTCAGGAAGTTCTTAAATTATATTGTATTCCGTTGGCGAAAACGGTACAATATAATTAGCTAGAACACCTGCAACGACTAATTGAGAGGGCTATGGCATATTGCCATAGAAGTAATAGTCTGAACTGCATGGAAACATGCAGAAGCTAACAGAAATGATTAGCTCGTTGGGAAATGGAGTTAATATTGAAAACGTGTAGAAAATGTAATGATGAGTTGCCAGAAAGCGATTTTAATGTATGCAATGCTAATCCTGATGGACTTCAAAGATGGTGCAGAAAATGCATGAAGGAATCTAAGTCACAATGGGACAAGGATAATGAAGAACATCGAAGGGAGTACAAGTTAGCATATAATACAGGTCATAGGGATGAAGGAAGAGCATACTCAAGGCAATATCGTCAAGATCATTTAGAGAAGTGTAAAGAATATGACAGGAATCGTTGGGCACTGATTAAAGATAAAAAAACTATTTATAACAGAATTTATCACCATAATTCGTATGCATTGAACAGAGACAAGATAATCAAGAAAGTCACAGAGTACACAAAGAAAAATCCCGAGAAGCACAAACTCTATATGTTGAGAACAAAACACAAAAGGCGTTCCAATGAAGAAAATAGTGTAAGAGATTTCACTATTGAACAATGGAATGAGACTAAAAGACATTTTGGGTTTTGTTGTGCCTATTGTGGGAGAAAGGTGAAGCTTGAACAGGATCATCTTATACCTGTGACCAAGGGTGGGCCCTATACAAAAACAAATATATTACCAGCTTGCAGGGCTTGCAATAATAGTAAAAATAATGCATACATTGATGAATGGTATCCTGTACAAAAGTTCTTTACACAAGCACGCTTAGATAAAATTAACTCATATATTTCTCAAAGGTAACAGAGTGGAAAACGGCAAATACCCTGAATCCGGCTTCCAAGAAGGTTACAGCAAAGTTATCGAGCCTGAAACTTGGAAAAACTCATTCCCTGTTACTCAGGAAATGATCGAAGACTCCAAGATGGGTAAAGTGAAATCCCGTGCAACTGCGTTCATGCTTTCCCATAACCGGACAAAAGAATTATTCGGCACAGGGATCATCAATAATGGAAACGCAACTACAATGACATTCGGCGGAAAAGTGTTTGACATTTCCTGTGCGGATGGAAAAGCATTTTTTGCAACGGATCACCCTTCCAAAACCGGAGGAACAGCCGATCAGTCTAATCTTTATGGTGCTACCTTTTCTTATGATGCCCTTGGGTATGCAGAAGAAAAAATGCACTATTTCAAAGATGATGACGGCAATATCCTAACCGTATCCCCCGACACGATTGTTATTCCTGACAAAGCAGGCATTAAGAAACTTGTCTTTGATGCTATCGGCGCTGACGGCATTCCCGGAACTGCCGACAATTCCTATAACTATCAGTACGGCAGATGGAATGTGGTAATTTCGCCATATCTTACGGCGATTGCCGGAACTACAGCGGGAACGGAAACTTGGTTCCTATTGGACTCTGCGTTCAATGAAGCATACCAGGCTTTTGTTTGGCTTGACCGTATTCCATTGACCACAAAATCCTACATTGACGAAAATACGGATGCCAACATCTTCAAAGGTCGTGCCAGATATGCAGCTGCTCCTAACAACTGGAGATGCATGATTTGCAGCGCCCCTGGGTTAGCCGGAGCTTCAACGTTTTAATTAGTTAGTGCCAATAATGGTGGGGGAAGATAATTCTTCCCCTGCTAACTAAGGAGGATTATTTATATGGGATATACACATTTTAGCGGTATTGATACCGCTAGTCTCAAAATCGGAGGAACGGCGGTAACTGCTCCCGCTGGCGACCTTAACCGTTCTATGAAAAAAGTAACAGGCGCCTTGGCGGCAGTCGATACAGGCGGTGGTATTTTTGCATGGCAAAACCCCGAAACTGGACCTATTTTAGTCCAACACGTTGTATTAAACGTCACCACAAAATCTACTGATGCATGTACGCTTGATGTTGGCACTACAGCCACGAACGCAACCACTTTAAGTGACACCTTGATCGATGGCGTGGATGTCAATGCCGCCGCAGGAATATTCACAAACGATGAATCAGCCGGAACAAACGGCAAACCTTTCAAACGTCTGGCTGCCGGTAAATGGGTAACTGCATCCAAAGCTAGTGGTGCTTCTGCCGGACTAGCCGGAACTTATGAACTTTATTACAGCACACTTTAAAAGCAGGGGCTTCGGCCCCTTTCCCCTCTGGAGGATTTTATGATTACAGAAGATCAATTAAATATCAATTCGACTGAAACAAAACTTCTCTTTGATATTCGCTCGGAAATGAAGAAAACGAACGAATTATTATCCACGCTTATTGATTCTCTGTGTCCAATGCGCAAGGACATAGAAGATAAGGCAAGCGTGGAGATAGTAGCAGAAACAGAAATCCCCATTATAAAGAAGCCAAGAAAACCAAGGGGTACTCCTGCAAAACGCAGGACTTCAAAAACTGATAAACCTAAAAGGGGGAATAATAAATGCCTAGACTAAGTGATGCTCAAGGACATGAATTAAAATTAGGCTCTAATGACTATATACCAACTTCTGTAGTTGGGAGTTTACTGAACGAACAAAAAGATCATACTGACGCCGTAGCAAACGTGATTACATTTTCGGCAAACATTTCAGCGATTGAAATATATCACGAAGAAACAACTTGGCAAACATTTATTGTAAACGGTCTAACATTAGTTGTTCCTGCTGGAGGTTGGGCTAGGCCAATCGGCGGCACTCCTGCGGCTACGGTGACGATCCCTGCTGGAATTGATTGTATTGTGGGGAGGCTGGTGTAATGTTTGGATATTCAAACGGCAATGCTCTTGCCAAAAGGGGCATTAGCCTCAATTGGGCTGGCATAAAAGTGGACGGCACGGGTTCAGACGAAACGAACTATATTTGGAAAACTCGTATTCATCGTAGTGCCGAACCAAACAATGATACAGAAGGATATCACTTATTTCTTGGTAATGGCATAAAATCTGATTTTTCGAATCTCAAGTTTTATGATGCTGACTGGAATCAGCTTGATCACTATGTTCAATGCTATGCTGATGCTGAATTTGTTCCAGACAATGATTATGTTGGTTGGAGTAATAAAATCTATAAAAATAAGCTGTATTGTTCAAACTTGCAGAATGGGACACTACCAAAAGGCGTTTATCAGGTTGACAACAAAGTAATAACGCCAGTATATCAAGTGTCAGAGGCAAAGGTATATCTATGCGAATTATTGCTTATTGACTCTAATGGTCACATATATTTGAACGAATTCAACACATCTCCCGGAAGTGAGATATACAGAGTGCTTAGGTCAAATTATTCTTTGGATGACGTTGCAACACACCCGTTTCCGTGGGCAGAATCAGATTTTACATCTATTATTCATACTCAAGCCGAATGGGGTGCAATTAAGACCACTACTGTGCCTACTGCCGTTATTCAAAACACAGACGGGACGATATATATTGGCGAATATAATCATCAATCCGTAAACGGACACGCCATAATACACGGTTCTGTGGATGGCGGCGAAACATGGGTACAGGTATATCCGCTTAATGATGGCGCACCCGTAGCCGATGAACAGCATATTCATGGTATCAACGTCGATCCTTTTAGTGGCAAGGTATATTTCAGCACAGACAGCATAAACACTGGAAGACGTTTATATAAAGCCATTAAGAGCAATACCGCACCTTATCTTGAATCTGCTGAAGCTATATGGAATTCAGGTTCATTATCTTCTGAAGTAACCACAATAATTTTTGTTTCCTCAACACGTCGTTTCTTGTTTGGCGGGAATACGATGCAAAATCAGTCGGTATATTTGACAGATGATGATATTACATTTACCTCTCTAGTACCTGTTTCTGGTTCATGCAGACAGGCAATTTTAGCACCAAATGGAAAAATATATGCAACATCAAGTGGCTATACAGGTAGTGCATATTCTCAGATATACGAGATACCAACAACCGGAACAGCAGAAGAAATAATGGCTGGAATAAATAGCGTAAACATTGTGCCAAACGATAACGTCAGAACATTCTCTGGACACCTTTTTATTATTGAAGCCAACGGGTTAACAGGATATAAAGATCATTACTGTGTTGGCGTTGGAGAAGATGGCGGCTATCCTGCCGGGAGATTGTATGTAGGAAGTAATCATCGACAAGCTCATGTTCATGTCAAAATGCCAGCTTTGCCATCCGCAGGGACAACAATATATGTAACTTACGGTGATCCGACAAGTCAGGAGTCAAAGAAAAGCTCACTTTACACATTTCCGTATTCACCGTCTGGATTAACCCCCTTATTCCACTTTGATTTTAGCGATGGTGAAGGAACAACATTAACAGACATAAGCGGAAATAACAGACATGGAACAATTCATCTTGGAGCTAATTCGCAATGGGTAACCAATGAGCCGATAGCCTCCACTGGTGCGGGTATGCCAAGAAGTAAACTTTACGGCAATGCAATCTACTTTGGTGGAGATAGTTATATCAATATCCCCGGAGATGCCACATTAGATGCGATTACAAAAAACTTCACGATTTTGGCTAGGGTAAAAATTCCTTACGCCGATATTTCTGATGGATTAAAACGAGGTATTCTTAGCCGTAACACCTTATTTAGTGCTACGTATTTAGCATTTTGTATAGACGGTGCGGCTGGATATTTACAACATTGGTGGGGGGCTTCTCCAAGCGGTAAAGGCGATAATCTTACAGGTGGATCTTGTGTAAATGATTGGGTATTGATCGGTATGAGAGTATCAAATGACGCTACCCCAAAACTCAATTTACTATTGAATGGTCATATTACGACAGCTCAAGATTTGAGCGGCTCTCCTTCTGCCGGGTCAAGCTCAAAGTGGGCTATTGGTGGTTTGCCAGATGGTGCAACATCGATAAATAATAGGCCGTTCAAAGGTTATATATCTGACGTTAGATTGTATGGATCAGCACTGACCGATAGCCAGATAATACAAATATACGAGGGTAGATATATTGCCCCAACAGAGCCTAAGATTTTAAGAGCATTGACTTAAAATCTTATAAAAATGTACTAATTTTTGTAATCTACTGGTATAATTGCATTGAGGTGATAAAAATTATGCCAGTAGATATACTTTGGACTGGAGGTTGGGATTCTACTTATAGAATATTAGATTTGGCGATAAACAAAAATAGAAGCGTTCAACCCTATTATGTTATAGATAATGGTAGGCAATCAACAAAAATTGAACTTAGAACAATGAATGAAATTAAACAAATGATACTTGAATTAAACCCAAGTTCTAAAATTCTTGATACCATTATTATCAAAATTCAAGATATTTCTCAAAACACTATGATAACAAATATGTATAACTCAATACTAGTCAATAATTTTATTGGAAAACAATACGAATGGCTTGCAAAATATGCTCTTTCGGAAGGGTTGTCTGATCTGGAACTCTGTATTCATTTAGACGATAAGGCTCAAAAGGTTATAATAAACGATGTGGAAAAAATTAACGAAACAAATGATAGTTATTATAAAATTAAGTCGGATTATACTAATCCAAATATGAAGCTTTTTTCTTTTTATAAATTCCCTGTTTTAGACATGACGAAAATTGAGATGGCTGAAAAAGCAAAAGAATACGGGTTCGATCATATTATGGAAAAAACATGGTTTTGCCATACTCCTATTAACGGAAAACCATGCGGAATGTGCAATCCATGCAAGTATACTCGTGAAGAAGGATTGGGAAGGAGAGTTCCAAATCCGTCATTATTCGATAAGATGAAAAGGAAAATCGACCAAAAATTAGCCTGATCTATTTTATACTAAAAACCCATTTTCAGAACGCCTTAGGGCGTTATTTTTATTGGAGGGATATTATGGGTTGGATAATCTTTGCGGCGTTGGCCGTTTTTGTTTTGTTATTTAATCACGGCGGGAGTAAGTTGCCGTATTAGCACCGTTATTTATGTCCGAAAGAGAGGAGGTTCCTCATGAACTGGCTAGAAGTCAAAAACCAAATGAGAGCGTCACTTGATGAATTAAGCTCAAGGGGCGCAATCATCCCCAATGTCAAAGTGGCTGACATTCTCGCAAAGGCAAAGTATTTCGTAAATCCGATAATTTATGACCTGGCTTCAACGACCGGAAGATTGGCTAAGTCTCAGAGTTATATCGTCAATCCTTTATGTAATAGCCTGTCGTATGATACGTCAAGTATTAAGCAGCACCTACCCGGAACGGATTTCTCCATTACCCTGACAAATGCTAGGGCGACTTTCTTTGAGGCTGGTTATCCGGGAGAAATCGTCATTGAAGAATCCGCCGACAATGGAGCAACGTATACCGAGATTGAAACAATAAATGTTCCCTCGACAGTAACCGCATTTGCCGAATACAAACGCCTTATATTCCCTTCCCTGTCTACTAATTTAGTCCGGTTGAGATTTACGGGCGATTATGTCTATTCGTTCCGTAATTACATCCTATACCCTTATTCGTGGCCCACAGAAGCGGACGTCCAGCAACACAGGTCGAGCTTTGAATTTGATTTACCTTCCGACTACTTAATGCTCGATCAATGGATGGCTAAATATGACGCGAGACAGTACAGGCCATATTCAAACGTCACGATGCTGCCTACGAAAAAATTCGCCGTCAACCGTTACGAGGGTCCGCTTGAACTTCAATTAGTCTACTGGCGGAAACCTAATCTTTTAGTCTTTACTGGCATTGATGCCACAGATGATGCTCAGGAATTAGACTGTACTGAGGATGCTTCTCAAATCGTTGCTCTTGGTATTGCCGCTAAGTGTTTCCTGTCTGAGAAAGATGAAACTGCGGGAATGGTTATGCAGAATCTTTATGAGGTTTCAAAGGCTACGCTCCCGGGTAATGATAATTTCTATGCCGCAAATTTCGTTATCAATAATAACGAATGGTAGAGGTGATTCTTAATGGTCAAACCGATTCAATTTAAAGTGCCGACAAGAAAACAAACCCTTGCCCCCTATGACTTCCCTAACGGTTTTTCAGGTGGCATGAATATAAGTGTGGCTCCAGACCAACTTATAGGCAACCAATCTCCTGATATGTCGGACTGTGATTATTCAGGTGGTGGAGTTCCTACGAAACGGTATGGGTTATCTAGGGTGTTTGAGGTATCTTTAGGCGCGACTCCAATCAGGCATATGGTTGATTTTCCTAGGGTTGGAGAAGATACAGAGTTTTTGATTATTCAAGGTGGAAAATTGCTTAAAGTTTTAAGTGAGGTGTAGAAAATGGCTGATATATCAAATCAAGAGTTTTTCGATAGTACAGCGAATGTTTCTGGTACAGCTCTTGCTTCGGCGGCAAGAACAGCAACATTATCGAGTGACGATATTACAAATCTTGGCGGTAAAGGACTTCTTGTTTTTCTTGACGTAACCGCTAAAGATTCGGCTCCAAGCATCACTCTGAAAATTGAGGGTAAAGATGCTTTAAGCGGAAAGTATTACACGATTTTAGAATCGGCGGCAGTAACAACGGTAAGCACAAGCGTCTATAGAGTTCATCCTGAATTAACAGCGACGGCAAACCTTATCGTTAAAGACATAATGCCGAAAACCTTCCGAGTTACCATGACTCATAGCAACACTGATTCGATAACTTATTCCGTTGGCTATAGCTTGACCAAGTAGTTATTTGGTTGAGAGGGGGCGATATATTGACAACTTTTTTTCTTGGAGAAGATGGCAAAGATGTAACAACTCTATTTGATAGTACCAAAGTCTGGGACGGAGAATCTTCTTCGTCTTTATTTATTTCTCAGTTTTCAAATTACGAGGGAATCTACTCTGGCTTAACCGATGCTCAGTCTGTGTCTTTCAAAATGGGAAACAAGATATTTTTCCTCAATGGTTCAGAGTTTATTTATTATGACGGAACAAATGCCGGGAAGGTAAGTGATATTGCTAAAATCCCCACAATCGCCCTTGGTAAAAGTCCTGACGGTACAGGCGGTACACCAAATGAAGCATTCAATCGCATATGCCAAAAATGGAAGGTGTCATTCAATCCAGATGGGACATTAACAGAATTTCAATGCGATATTATCTACAAGGAAGATGGCGTAACTCCTGTTACATTGTCGGATAATCTTTTCAAGGCTTACATTTACGAAGAAGAAATGACAGAGGGTTCAGGGTTCACCTTTGACCGTACAACATGGAAAGCGAAGTTTAGTGTGGCTCCCGGATTTCCGAACGATGTAGACACGCTTCAAATTCAGCTTGAAGCTACTGACTTAATGGATGAAACAATAATATCGAAATGCACAAATGCTATTGAACACGGCGGTAAAAACAATTCTGTTATCATGCTGACTGGAAATCCTGATTATCCCAATACAATATTTTACTGTTGGGTATACGACCCAACGTATTGGCCGGAAAATTATGACTTTAATGTTGGCGGCGATGCCCTACCCATTACTGGCTGGGGCAGGATGAATGAGTATTTAATCTCTTATAAACAACCGGGCGATCAATCAGTTCAATGGTATTCAGAAATAGACTTAGACAACGACGGAGACATTTTCTATAACACTTATCAACTTAACGACCAATACGGCTGTGTAGCTCCTAGAACGGTTTCTCCTGCTCAAAATGGGCTCTTAGCATTATCTGACCAAGGAGTAATTTGGACATGGCCTACGTTCATTAAAGGGCAATACAACTGCAAAGTCGTGTCGGGGAATATCAACGGACGAAACAATATAGCAGATGGATTATTAGATAACACCAAAGAGGATTTAGAGAACGCTTTTGCGACAGTTCATAACAATAAATACTTACTTCATGTCGGTTCAAAAGTTTGGGTGCTTGACCTTGATTATTCTGACCTTGGACAAAGTATTTATTGTTGGTATCCATATTCTGGTTTATATGCCAATGCAGGAGGCTTTTTAAGGCGTTCTGACAGACTTTATATGTCAGATAAGGCGATTGGTCTACTCTACAAGGAACAACAGCCTGACGATGATATAGAACACGCTGACGACGGCGAAATAATAGATGCGTGGTGGACTTCTCCCCTTTTGTTTCTTGGCGGTCGAGAATGGATTAAGAAGTTTGAAAGAATCAATCTCACTTTCAAAGCTTCACACGGGAACAGAACATATCCTTTATCTTATTTCTGATTCTGGAATAGAAGAAGTGCCTTTGTCGCAAGAATCAGGGTTGTTCGATGCGCGTTATTTTCATGCGGAATATTTTAATGCTGGTTCTTTTTGCTCCGGACTACCCAGAATCGCAGTCTGAGAAGATAGGTATAAAAGCCGAATATTTTCAGTTTAAAATTCGCAATAACATACTTAATCGTGGCTTTACTATGTTGGCGGCAATGATTACCTTTAGCAAAAACAAACTTGTTAAATAAGAAGGAGATGAGAATATGGCACTCTCCCCTATGGACCCTATTTCATGGAAATTCGTAGGACATCCCTATGATTTAAACAGTGTATTAACTCCTGACCAGGTATGGGCAATGCTTGATCTTCCGCCGGAAGAAGTCCGAACAGCTCTAAACTCTCTCATAACTGCTTTAAATTCAAAGACTGACGGGGCAAGCGGTGGTGATAGCCTTGGCATGACTTCCATTACCGGCTTAACTGGCGAAAATCCGCAAGCAATAATAGAGGATTTAGTTTCCAAGGTTCTTTTAAAGGCAAACACAACGGCTTTTACTCCTACTGGCGATTACCATCCAGCAACAAAGAAATACGTTGATGATGTGGCGGCGGCTTTTGTTCTTGGCACAATATCGGCCAATAGTTTAACTGAATCCATGATGGCAGCGGAAATGAAGAAGCAAGCCGGAGGGGTTGCGGAGTATGATACGCTTGCAGACCATATTTCAGATTATATGGAACATGGAATCACAGGCACAACGGATTCATCCGGAACGGATACGGCGTATACCTTAACTCCTTCTCCTGCTTTATCCGAATATGGCATAGGGTTGCCAGTTACATTGTTTTTTGATAAAACAAACGGTGGGGCTTTTACAGTTAATATAAGCGGTCTTGGCGCTAAGTCATGGAAAAAACATGATGGCACAGATTATATTGCAAACGAAATCACAACCGATACTCCCTATACTGCTGTTTATAACGGTACAAGTTTTTTAGCAGATAGCTCCGATGTACTGTTTGATTCATTTGGTGATGGTTCAGACGGAGCATTCAGCAGCACGGGAAATGTAACATTAACAAGTACCTTGAACGGAGCACCTATTATAAAGCAATATACATCATTTGATCTGAACGCAGGACATACCCTAACAGTCTCAAACCCCTGCCAAGGATTGATAATTTTTGTCAATGGTGACGTTACAATTGACGGAACTATTGATATGAGCAAAAAAGCCGGAATAGGATTATCCACATATCCTCCATTCCCAATGATAAAACAAAACGCCGCAGGAACATTGAAGCACAATAAATATAACCAACTACCTGGAAGTATATTTGATTTACTAAAGGGAGGTTCTGGTGGGAATGGTGGAAGTGGGGGAGGCTACAGCGGAGGAACCGGAACTGGGGGGCAAGGAAGGATTTTAGCCGGTGGATTTGGCGGAGGCGGTGCAGGTAGCGGAACTGTATATTATAGCGGCGGTGTAAACAATTACATTTATGGGGGGGCTGGCGGATACATTACTAATCCCGATATATGCACAACTTCTATGGCTGGCGGCTTTCAAAGCGGGTCATATGGTCAATATACCTACATGGCAGCATCTACTAACGGGCATGGAGGATGCGCCGCTAACGAATATTCGGCAGTACACAATGGCGGCGGTTGTTACGGTGGTGGCGGCGGCGGTGCTGGAATAACACTTTCGGCGGCAAGCCAATCCGGTGGCGTAGGAAGTAACGGAGAATATGCAGGTGGTTTTATCTGCATAATTGCCAGAAGTATCACTATCGGCTCAACAGGATTAGTAAAAGCCAACGGTGGCAATGGTGGCAATGGATATGGCTCAACCGGTGGTGGTGGTGGCGGTGCTGGCGGCGGTGTAGTTGCGCTGTTTTACCGTGATTCATATACAAACGGTGGATCAATAACCGTAAATGGCGGCACAGGTGGTACTGGTGCAAACTCGGGAACTTCCGGCTCAGTAGGTGCGATTCATACCCAGCAACTATAAGGAGGTAAGTATGAAGGCTTTATTTATCTATAATCCGCATTCGGCGAGTGAGCTATCTATTATTGAAAGAGCGCAATCTGAAATGGCAAGCTACATTGAAACTGTCAACGTTGACGATTGTCCCTCCATGGTAAGAAATTTAGTGAGGGCTACTCCTGCCTTAATTATTGTCAATGATGATCTACAAGGCGAAAATCTTACGGCAGAAGGCATAGACGGTAAGCTAATCGCAACAGCTATGTTATATAAACGCCTCGAAGAGGAAGATTTGGCAATACATCAAGCCGAAACAAATAGGCTGGACAACCTGATAAAAACCGAAAAAACAACGGCTATTGATAATTATACCCTTGAACTGATAACTGGGGGTGTAATTTGATGAGTACCTTTGTGGAGAGTTTAAAACGGCTTTACTTGGCAGGAAAGATAACTGGAACAAAGATTGATGAGCTGCTTACAGAAGGGAAATTAACGCAGGAAGAACATGATTATATAGTGGGAACTTAAGCACCTTAACCGGTGTATTTTTATTTCCCTTTTTCAAGAAAGGAGTGGTACTTTTTGGCGACATATTATGCCTCAAAGCAGGCTGATTACGACCTAGCCAAAAAATCAAATCCAAATGCAGACGTAAGGCTTTATGAGCCTGGAACACAATTAAAGTCTGGAGATTATTATTTAGGTGGAGCAAGTGGCATAAATCTAAATGGTGCAACTGCATTAACGGGAGCTGATAGGTACGAAACCAATAGCCTTTTCAACTCCGAAGTATATAAAAATGATTATGCTTCAAAATTGGCAGCCGCCCAAAACCAAATCGCCCAAGCTGAGGCAGAAGCGAAAAGGCAAGCCCTGCTTGGTGCTTATCAATCTAATAAGCAAACTCTTAATTCGCAACAGTCAACGGTCGGCAATAACTACTCAAGCTTAATCAATCAACTTAATACTACAAAACAAGCACAATTACCGCAGTACCAAGACCAAAGAGATCAAACAAGTGCAGAAGCGGCGGCACAATTAAGGCGAACACAAGCTTTAAATGCTCTAACTGGCAAATTCCATTCTGGCACAAATCGAAGCCAAATGTCGGATGTTGGTTTGGCTAGGTCGAAAGCTTTAGGAAATATCAATCAGGCTCAAAATCAGTTTGAAACCGGCATAACCAATCAGATGTCCGAAGCTGATGCTCAAAGGGTTGCGGCGTTAAATGATATTGCCGAAAAACTGTCTTTAGTTAAACAACAGTATAATTCCGGTACTTTATCGCTTGAAAATCAATTAGCAAGTACAGAGGCGGCTAATGCTTCTAAGGCTATGGCAGATGCAATGGTATGGGCAGAAAAGGTTGAACGGCAAAGGTTAGATGATTCCTATAGACAGGAACAATTTGACTACGAAAAGTCCTTGAATGAATGGGAAAAGGCTTTTAAAGAAAGAGAGTATGAAGACAACTTAGCTATTAACCGAGCGCAACTAGCGGCAAGCTTGGCTAAGGGGTCTGGCGGTTCTGGAGGGTCTGGTAGTTCGGGGAGTAAATTAACGCAATCCCAAATGGTAGCGGCTAATACTGCAAATGTTCTGTCGGAACTTCAGGCAGCCGTTAATTCAGGAAGGACTAGGGACGAAATTTTAAAACAAATCCAACAAAATAAGGTATTGTTAGTTCGTGACATGGTTGACATGGACATTATCAATAGCTGGCTTGAAGATATAGTTACCGCTGATGAGCAAGCATCTATAGACAAGCAATCAGCAGCAGAAGCTAATCAGGAAGAATGGGATTCCTTGAGCTTCTGGGATAAATTAAGGCGTGGAACTATATTTAATTAGAATGGAGGTGATAGCTTTTGTCATATTTTAATTTTGAAACTAACGAAGACAACAAAAGCGTTTCATCCTCAAACAATAAGTATTTTAATTTTGATACCGAAAAGAAAAAAGCTGCTAATGTTAAAACAAAAAAATCCACCCCGAAACAAACACCCTCAAGCAAAACGGTTCAGAAAGCCACAGAAAAGCCCAGTTTAGGAGAGGCGGCTCTTCCAAAAGGCGGCAGTATCTCGCAATATAACCCTTCTTTCGCTGACAAGTTGAAAAACCTCTTTATCCCAAGGAGAAACTTAGCTGGCACTCTTGAGTTACCCGCTGTCAATGAATTAGCAGAAAGTGATTTTGTCCAATCTCTCGCCAGTTCTGCTGCTGGGCAGTCTGAGTATGCGAATTCTATTATTGGTAGTGCCGGAAATGCTTTTGTAGACAAAGTTATGGGCAAATCATACGAAAAGGCTATGGAACGTGGCGAACTCCCATACGGAATACCTAAGAAACCTGAGAAATATATTCCCAAGACTACAGGCGGCAAAATTGCTTCCTTTGGTGGTTCTTTTGTTGGTGACGCTCCACTTATGCCTATAAACTTAGCCAGTAATCTTCTAAAGGCTAAAACTGCCTTGAATCCTATTGTCAGAGAAGGAATTACGCAAGGGTTGACAGGCGGTGCGATTGGTACAGCACAAGGGTTGGTCAATGGTGAATCTTCTTCTGATGTGGCAAAAAGAGCAGGTGCAGGGTTAGTGTTGGGCGGTGTGCTAGGTAGTGCAGCAACAGGACTTCCAAAAGGGATTAAGGCATTGGCAGATAACAGGATTGCCAAACAAGCAGATACACTAATTCCCAAGCTTGAAATAAACCCCTTGCAAGATGTCCAAAACGCTTATAAGACACCTTCTTTAAGGGATGTAAGACAACAGGAATTAGAAAAGTTATTCGGCAATACCCCTGTAACAGAAAGAGCAGGAGTACAACCTTCCTCCCCTACTGAGTATTTTGGTAATACTGCTAATCAAGCAGATTTTGAAAACTTATTCGGTAGTCCGATCAAGAAGTATTCATTCAAAAGTAAAACTCAGCAAATGTATGAAGATTTGTTTAACGGCAAACCTGTACCCGAAAATCCGGGTGAATACTTTGGCAAGATTAGTCAGGCTGATTTAGAAAAGATCTGGGGTAAGCCACTAAAAAGGTACTCTATTACCCCGAGAAAAGAATTGGAATACAATACAATCTTTTCCGGTGATGATGTGTTTTTCTCGCCACAACGAGAAGCGGCTAAGGGTAATGCCACTCCTGAAATGCGGTTTGGCGAAAGTCCGACACAATCAGACTATGAAAATTTGTTTGGCGGTCCGGTAAACACTTACAGGCGTTCTAATGATGTTCAGAATGCTATCGCAGAAGTTGAAGCACAGCTTGATAATATGGTTAATGACATTGCCGCAAGTTTAAGGCAAGCCGATAATGTTGCGAGTGGTGAAAAAAATATCCTCCAACAAGTTAGGAATATGGGTGGCGTCGCCCCATCTCGTACAGGTGCATTAAACGCTGAATACAATGAGTTTGTTCCTATCTGGTTAAGAAATAGTAATGGTAGACCGCTTGATGAAGTGGCAGACGAATTGGGACTTACTGCAAGCCAGTTGATGGATGAAATACGGAATCCAGTCAATAGGGTTGGCGGAAACAAGAATTACCTTAATGAAGCCTATCTGTATGCCGCAAATCAGCCAGAGTATCAGGCTTTAGAGCAGACATTGAGGACATTAAGGGAATCTGCTCCGCAAACAAAGTCTTTGGACTATAAGCCTAAATTAAGGTCCAGGGAGATTAACAAGGTTGAGCCTATCACCAATTCAACTCCCCCTCTTATTCAACCATTAGCAAAGAAAGTTGACACCTCTAGTGTGAAGCTTGAACCTAGAGATTTATCCAGAACAAGAATGGGTAAAGCTAGACCCCTGGAATTAAGACCAAGGGAAATTTCAGCAACAAGTGTTGATAATGTCAATTTGGGGAAAACTGTTAAACCCGGACAAGAATTTATTCCGAGAACTTCTGAAGGACTACAGCCGGAACCGAGGATTTGGACTAATCGAGAAGGACTCCCTATTTCTGAACTTCCGAGGATTGAGCCTTTACCGAAGCAGGAAGTTAAGACATTGCCTACTCCGGAGATTCCGAAACAAGCTGAACCATTTACAGGTGAATTGCCTGAACCCAAAAACGAAGTCATTATAGGTAAGACTAAAGAATCCTTCAATTTTAAAGATGCTTTTAATAAATTCTATAGGAGATTTGTCAATACTAAACAACCAACCTTTGACGCTGGCAAAACTCTCAATTCGGATATTGGGATATTGGCCAGTAATACAGCTAACGTCAACAACGTTGTGGAATACAACCTTGTTAAGGCAATGGTTGACAAGGAAGGTAATGTTGTAGGAAAGTCCCTTAAAGAAGTTGCTGAAAAAATTCCCAAGGGCAAAGAAAAGGACTTCTGGACATATCAATCTCATTTAGACAATATTGATAGAGCTAGAGAAAGTAAACCTCTCTTTTTCTATGAGATAGCTGAAGGTGGAACGAAAAAGAAAATTCCTTACACTTCCGAAATGTCGGCAAAGATGGCTGCCCAAATAGAAAAGGCCAATCCTGAATTTAAGGCCATAAATGACGAAATAACAAAATGGATTGACGATCTGATGCAGACATGGGGAGTTAAGGAAGGGACGGTCAATAAAGAACTGTATCAATCATTAAGAGAAACCTATAAAGCATATTCTCCCAAGAATAGAGAACTCAGTGAACTCGAAAAAGCTATTCCGGACGGGGTAAGCCAAAGGTTTGTTGACCAAAAAACTCCCCTAAAGAAAGCAAAGGGTTCAGACCTAAACATTTCCGACCCGTTAGAAAATATAATAAATTTAGCAAACAGGGTAATTCGCACAGCAAAATATAACGAAGTTGGTCAGAGCCTTTTAAAATCGGTTCGTGAAAACCCTGCGAAAGCAAAGCAATTAGCCGAAATCGTACCGACAAAACAAGGTATGACTAGTACCATGGATAATATAGTTACAGTATTAGAAGATGGGAAACCTATTTACCTAAGAATCAACGACAAGGCACTATTAGATTCACTAAAAGGCCTACCAAAACGTATAAATGACATTCCGTATGTGACTGCCCTGTCAAATGTTGTTAAGGACACAATTACAGGTAAAAACCCATTGTTCGGCGTGGCCAATGCTTTTAGGGACATTCCAACTTCTTATGTCTATGGAAGCGAATCTAATCCACTTAAGTATGTAAGGAACTTGACTGGTGCTGGAAAAGACATTTTGACGAACAGTTCTAATTATCAGAAGTATCAAGCTGTAGGCGGTGGTGGTGCTAACTTCTTTAATTCCAAAGATACTTCAACCCCAGCAGCAGAATTACTAAGAGGTAATACAGGAGGAATAAAAGGTGTAGCACAATCCGCACTCGATGGACTTTCTTGGTTTAATAATGCGATAGAGACTGCTCCGAGATTAGCCGAATTTAACAAAATACTCAGAGAGACAGGTGATGTAAATAAGGCGTTATTTGGGGGAAGTGATGTTACTGTCAACTTTTCTCGACATGGTGATGTTATTAAATTTTTCGATAAGGCTGGAACCTTATACGGAAACGCTGCTGTTCAGGGAATAGATAAGTTTTTCAGGATGCACAAAGACCCCAAGACAGCCCTACAAACATTGGCTAAGGCAGGAGTAACGATAACTGCTCCGACCGTAGGGTTTTATATGATAAATAGAGATAATCCTAACTACCAAGCGTTGGATAATCGCACTAAAGATACTAGCTATCTCATTCCAAATATGACCGATCTTGATAGAAACGGAAACGCTAAAACATTTATTAAAATCCCCAAGTCAAGAGAAATCGGTGTACTGTATGGTGCTTTGTTTGAGAGGCTCGCTAGGATGGCAGAGGGGCAAGAGGATTCCTTTAAAGGGTTCTCAAAATCTGTAGCTACTGACTTTGCTCCTTCCAGCCCGATAGAAAACAACCTCTTAACTCCGCTTCTAATCAATGTTCCGAGAAATAAAGACTTTGCAAATCGCCCGATAATCCCGCAGAGCGTAGAATCGTTAGGTTATTCTCCATATTTACAATATGATGATAGAACAACAGAGCCAGCTAAATGGTTTGCTAATCTAATCAAAGATGTTCCTATGCCGGAACAAGTGAAGAAAACTATCGGCTCACCAAAAGTTATTGATTATTTAGTTAAATCGTACACGGGCATAATCGGTCAGGTAGGGATTCCACTCACTACAAAAGGGCAAAACGCATTAAGTCCTGTGACTAGAAAATTTACCTCAGATCCCATATTCAGCAATCAAGCCACAACAGACTTTTACGATAAGTTGGATGAGCTAAAAACTAAGGCAGCAGATAGAAACCGTTTAGAGAATATTCCGAGCAAGGATATCACCCCGCAAGAAGATATTAAAAACTCCATGCAGGGCGTAGGCTCTGCAATGAGCAGAGGATTCAAAAAGGCCAGCCAGATTCAAGCCAGTTCAAGTCCTAATAAAGAGGACGAGATAAAAGCTATCAGGAAGCAGATTCTTGAATTGGCTATGCAGGCTAATAAGGCTAAGACTTCTAGGGAAATGCAGTTAGTTGAAGATCGGGCGAACAAGGTATTCAAAAAATAGTATATTTGTGGTAAAATAATATTGATGGGATAGTGATAGCTACACGAAAAGCGGCTTCCTGACCGCCTTCCCATCTCCAATTTCAGGATAACACTATAGGAGGTGTTTTTGTTATGGATAAAACTAAGGTCTGTACTAAATGTGGAATCGAATATCCTGCAACGAAAGAGTATTTTAATGTAGCTAGGGTGTGTAGTGATGGGCTTAGGCCAGACTGTAAGCTTTGTTGTAGGAAATGGAGACAAGAAAATAAAGAAGTTTTATATGCTAAACAAAAGGAATGGTATGACAAGAATAAGAATTTAATGGTAGAAAGATATGCAGAGCATCAGAAATCTTTGCCAAACGACGCGACCAAGGTTTGTTGCAGATGCAAGAAAGAACTACCCCTTACTGTAGACTACTTTCACAGGACTAAGTACTCTAAAAATGGGTTTAAGTCTATATGCAAAAAATGTGATGGCGGTCATTACGGAGTGGCTTTTCCTAATGCGGTATATGAATCCAAGGATGGCTACCAATATTGTAGTAAATGCAGAAAAGAGCTTCCAATATCAAAAGAATATTTTATACCAGACAAGCGTAGATCAACTGGATTTGGAAGTATATGTAAGGTATGCAATGGTGTTTCTTCTTATGGTTTTCACAAAAAGATAATCCCAAAATCAATCAAAGAAGGATACAAATATTGCTCCAAGTGTTTGCGTGAGCTTCCAGAAACGCCAGAATACTTTTATGCAGATAGGGGAAAGTTTAGAAGTATATGCAAGGAATGCAACGGGCAATTATTCGGTGAGACAAAATTAAATCCGCATATAAAAGACGTGGCAAAAGATGGTTATTATATCTGTAGACATTGCAAGAAAGAACTGCCACTAAACAGTGATTACTTTGGTATATATTCTAGTTATAAAACGGGATATAATTGCTATTGTAAAGAATGCCAGAGGGAAAAAGAAAACAAATGGATTGATAAAAACCTAGAAAGGCATAGGGCAAGGGCTGTTATAAAATCTCAGAGGAGACGCAACTTAAAAAGAAAGCTGCCTAGCACATTTACTCAAGAGCAATGGAATGAATGTAAGGAGTATTTTGATCAGAAATGTGCATATTGTGGCAAGGAGCTTCCGTTATTCCAAGATCATTTTATGCCGCTTTCTAAAGGCGGAGAATATACACATAATAATATAATACCAGCTTGCGACAGTTGTAATAGTCGAAAATTTAACCATGATCCTTTTACTTGGTATCCGAAGCAAGACTTCTATTCTAAGCAGCGTGGCCAAAAGATTCTAAAATACTTAGGCTATAATAAATTTAGCCAACAACAATTAACATTATTTTAAATAAATAAGAAGTGAGATTAATTCTCACTTCTTATTCTTTCGATTCGTTTATTTAATTCGTTATTAGATTCCCTTTGTTTTTTATTAACGTAACTCATCAGCAAGCTCCTCAATACTTCGTCTGGGTTATCCCCTGCTATTGATGCCTCTTCCTTCAACCGTTTTATTAATTTTCTTTCATTCCTCCGCTTCCAACCTACTTCATAAAGCCAAACGATAAAGGCAATGACCAGTACAAGCGGCAGCGCCCAAAGGCCATATTCATTCATATCCTCACTCTCCTTCCCGTAACATACACCACACCAACAAACAAACTCATAGCTACCCCTTGAATCAAGTTTAATCCCATTATGTAACATAACAAAACGCAACTGGCTAAAATCAACAGAGGTATTTCATTCATTTTCTCACCCCTAACAATCTATGCCGATTTAAAAACATTATACCCTAATCTGTGAAAAATTGGAACTATATGTTCCTTTTTTATTTTTTTGAAGGGAGGTCTGGTAAGTGGGAACTGGCATCACAATATTTCTGTCCTTAATGCCTAGTACAATTATTGGCTTAGGCGTTTGGTTTATGCAAAGAAGTATAAACAAGCACGACAAGGAGCGAGTTAAGAGAGAAGATTCGAGAGAAAAACAGGAAGATGCTCGAAATGAAGCCCGAAAGAAAAATGAGGTTCTACTTATTAAATTGGTTGGTGCTTCCATTTCCCTCGGAGAGGCAACTGCGGTTTCGGTTCAGAGGTTGGACCCTATGTGCAACGGGGATATGAAAAAAGCTCTGGAGTATGCCCAAACGGTTAAGCATGAGCAGAAAGACTTTCTCAATGAACAAGGAGTAGAACATTTCCTGTAGAAAGGAGGCGATCTCTTCCATCTAATTCACGAAAGGAGTATTTTATGTATAAAACAGGTTTAATATTTTCTCCACCAGACGAACGAGATTATCCTGTTTCGGCTCTTTTGAGTGTGGAATCTAAGTTTGAACATTCTTATGACATACCTGGATTTAGTAAGGTTCCTGTTTACGATCAAGGCAACATAAATTCCTGCGGCGCTCATGCTGTTTGTACCGAAAGAGAGCATGTCGAGGCAGATCAGACAGGAACTTTTATACCTCTGTCCAAAGGTGCTGTATATGGCAATCGTGTTCAAGGTGACTACATGGGCGAAGGACTGATAATGCGAACAACCTTCCAACGGCTCCAAGACAGAGGTATTCCTAAATATGAAATATTCCCTGAGAATATCGAAGTCCCAGAGGTTATTGACCTTTATTATTCGAGGTTTGCAGAGATCATAACTGATGGCAAACCGAGAAGAATTACTTCATATGCCTTGGCCAGAAGTCCCGAAGAAATTAAGTCCTGCCTTAAACTTGGGTTTCCAATTATTATCGGGATTGACGTTTACAAGGGTTTATTTGACTTAACTCCTGAGAATTCTATCCTGCCATTACCAGAGGGGCAAAACTACGGCGGTCATGCTATGGTTCTGTTTGGTTGGGATGATGATAAGGGTTGGCATGTAAGAAATAGCTGGGGATCTGATTTCGGGGATAATGGCAATCTATGGATTCCTTATGAATATCAAATCCGGGAGGCGTGGTTAATTGTGGACGAATTAATACCAATCACAAAAAGCCGCCGATATGACCGGACTATTAAAAAGATTGTAGTTCACCACATGGGCGACGGAAAAGGAACGGACGTGTCAATTACCTCCCGTTGGAATCCATATGGCTATGAATATCCGGAGTACGACATTGGAATCGAAGGAAACGGCAAAGTAATACAGGGCAGGCCCCTTAGTGTTATTGGTTCTCACTCCATAGCAACTTATCAAAAATATTTAACTGGCGATTATTACGATACCAGCGGAGAAGATAACTGGTGGAACAAAAACTCTATCGGAATAGGTCTTGCCGGAGATTTTACTATGCACTCAATGCCGGAGGCTATGTTTAGTTCTCTTGTGGAACTTACCATGAAACTTATGAAGCAATATGGCCTTACCCCGGCAGATGTTCTTCCTCATCGGGAAATAACATCTACGGCCTGCCCAGGGAACTCGTGGTCTTGGGATAAATTTATTGAAGAAATATCGAAAGGAGTTAATCAAATGGAAGTAGCTGTCGTTTACTGGTCCGCCAGGGACTATTCCGTGGCCTTGCTGGTTGCAAACAAACTTGGTAGCTGTGGAATGTTCTGCCGAAACGAGGTCGCAACCAACATTCAATCGGACGCGAAAAATGCTAAACGCCTGATAAACATCGGCGGTCCCGAAATAACCGATCACCCAAACGTCGTCAACAAATGCGGCTCGGGTGCAGCCGATACCGCAATCCTGGCTGCCGAGTATGCAAATGCTTTGTAATTAACCCCACGGGGTTTTATTTATTTTAAGGAGGATTTTTATTATGCAAAGCAGATTCAAATCATGGGCCTTGTGGCTCAGCGTAGCATCTCTTATCGGGTTCGTAGCCAAGACCTATCTGGGCTATGAAATTCCGCAGTTTGATACCTTAGTCAATATGGTTTTGGTTGTTCTGGCTGGATTTGGGATAATCAATAATCCGACCGATCCGAATAATCTGTAAAGAATTACCCCCGAGAAATCGGGGGTTTTCTTTTATTTTGATGCAAATTCATCCATGATGATTATACTAGCGCTTGTGCCATCAAGATAGAATCCGAACATCTTCGCTAATTCCTCCACGGCTTCATCCTTAAGCCTATAATACGTATCCTTGCTCTTAACCCCATGCTCTTTTTTTAATAGCCTTTGAACGTATTTGTCTTTATTGCCCTCTATATATTTGAGCTTAATGATGAACTGTTTTGGTTCTGATAATTGACCAATAGCCAGGTCTATGAGAAAAACTTCATTTTCAAGCTCGAAAAGTTCCCTTTGCTTGTCCACTATACTTCCTGCGGTATCACCGGTTTGATCGCTGGTTCCCATAGGAGCAGGAGCCAGGGAATATACAGGTGTAGTCTTGGGTTGTAGCCGCTCAATTTCTTCCCGGAGAAAAGCTATTCGGCGAACATGATCCTGGTACTTTGTTATTCGTTTGATTGTTTTTATGAAATATGGTGGCTTCATCTAAGACCCCCTCACTCTTTAGGTTGCCAGCTAGATTTATTCACACACGAATAGCATTTATAATATTGTGTTTCGGTACAAGTTTTTCCTGGGGTTTTATCATAATCAAATATACATTTTGAGCATGGACTACTTAAAGAATATCCTACTTCCTCCACACTCGGCATCTGGTAAAGAGGTTTCCCTTGCTCTATTGCAAAGGCTATTTGATCTAGGACGTATTGGGCTTGAGGCAGTATTTTATAGCTTCCGAGCAGTGAAGTTCCTAAATATATTCCAAGATTCATATCTATATGGATTACGCATTCTTCAGCAATAATTATTTTTGTTCCTTGGTCATATATCGCTATCATCTTTCTTCCCCCAACTCAAAAGTTTCTTCTTGATATTCTGCGTCCGGATCTATTCCATTAAATCTAAAGAACATATCACTGAGATTCATTCCTGCCGCTTCTTCGTGTGCTTCTCTATTCGTCATCTTTCTTCCCCCTTACTATATTTTTTGTAAATTCTCCAAAAGAATGATGCAATGCTATCCTTTTTATCCCGGCTTATGTTTTTATTAAATAATTCTCCATTGTTTGCCCTTCTGGTTAATTCGAGCGCTGTATCTCCGAACATATATTTAAGCGTTTTTCTTATTCCCCACATACGCCAGAATGGTTTCCAGGTAAACATATCTTTCCAAACATGCTTTCTTGTTAAATCAAAATCGTAACGGTTACTCATCTTTCTTCCCCTCCGATCTGCTCAAAGTAAAACTTCCCGTTCCAAGGCTTGACATCGATAATCCCGTAATCTTCGGCAACTTTGCAAATATAATTTTTTCTTACACGTCCGTGCAACGTTTTAAGCGTTAATCTAAAGTATTCAACCGTCATTGCTCTTTTGTAATGATTACATTGCCTACAAGAGGGATTAAGGTTTTCTATTTGGTCTGCAACTTTCTTATCGCTATATCTTCGTTGCGGATAAATATGGTCTACCTGCATATCCTTAAATTCAAGTTCCTTGCCACAATAGGCGCAGTGGCCGACGTATTTGTTATAAACCTCAATCCTTGTTTGTTTTTTCATGGTCCCCTCCGATCTGCTTTAGGGCGGCTTCGTGGGTTAGGAATACGGTTTTGCAAAAGTTTTCGTATCGATAATTGGCAATCCTGTCATCTGTTGAATACAATTGGACATAAGATATACCTGATTCTTTAACGGTGATTTCTATAACCTTGCACAAAATGATATCAATGCCACTTACTGCATATACCGTATCCCCTACCTTACATGGCAGCACTACCAGCCTTCCCTCAGTTTTCGCTTTGGCGAGTTCGGCAAACTCTTCAGAGCTGCCAATTGATCTATACAGTTCAAGTTCTTCTTTATCCAGCATTTCTCATCCCACCTTTCAAATATTCAATTGCTTTTTCAAGTGAATATTTGTCTCGTTTTATTAGCTGATAGACATGTTTATAGTCAATACCTTCTGTCCTGCAGATTTGGCCTAATGTTTTTAACTCTCCCCTATATGGGTACCAAATGTTATTTCGCTTGTTATTTGCTTGAATATAGTTATTTACCCAACGGCAGTTTGACGGCTCATAATTGCCGTCATTATCTTTTCTGTCTATTGTTAAATCGTCCTTATAACCGTTATTGATCGCCCATTCGTAAAAATTAACGAAGTTGTCATACCATTCATCACAAACATTTATTCCTCTGGCTCCATATTTATAATATCCAGTTGATTTAGGATTACGGCATCTCCTTTTTATACTCATCCAAATGCTCCAAACTCTGGCTTTTCTTAATCCGTGTTTAGTAGAATGTTTGGGAGTATTCTCTCTTGCTGTTTCCCTTAATAAACAGCCACATGATCTTGTTAGGCCTCTTTTCAGGCTTCCACCACGAATAACTTTTTCATTGCCGCAGTCGCACCTACATAGCCAATATTTGCTCGAATACTTATCTTTGTGGTCTAAAGAAATGACTAATAACCTTCCGAATCTTTCACCAGTTAAATCAATGTCTGTTGTTAACCGTTTATACTCACTCATCCCCTGTACCCCTTTCTATTCCTTGCCACACCCATGCCGAACAATTATTGATAGATTCGCCTGCTGGTTCTGTTTCACAACCGCAACACGTTAAACAGCCAAGCTTTTTTAAATATTTTTCAACTGCATCCCGCTCAGCCTGTAGGCGGTCTATTTCGGTAAGCAACGCTCTAAAATCACTTGTTACCTGTTCATATTCACAGCAACCATAGCAATTATCTTCTTTTTTGTATCTTTCCCGGATTGCATCAAGTTCTTGGTTAGTCATCCCTGTTACCTCCCAATCAATTTGGCAGTTCAATTCTTATGATCCTACCGCAATTTTTGCACCGAAAAACCTCATAATCTTCTAAACTTCCAACATTCTCATCGTCCAAGTATTCAACATCTTCTGAGCCACATCCCTTTGGGCCACCGCAATATACCGTGCATCCATTCCATGCCTTAGCCATTTTCTCCGTTACCTCCCAGGGCTTTATCTATAGCGGTTAGCGATCCATTATTGCCGTTAACTTGTGGTTTACTAATGAGGCTATATCTGAGATCATCGCAAATAGATAAGCCTTTTAGTCTCATATCTATCATGCATAAGGTTGTTTCAGCTGTACTTATATTTTCGTAACAAGCATCTTCCATAGCCTTGTAGTTACTGTCTCTATTCCAATATTCGTAGATGGAGGTTAGCCCCTCCCTCGCCTGTTCTAACGCTTTATCCTTTTGCTCTATCTCCTGCTTAAGTTTTTTGTTATGATTTGATGCAATAGTTCCAGCTTCTTTCCAATCCTCGTTCTCCTGCTGTAGGGATTCGATAGTTTCAATAAGGTTATAGGCTTTAATTAGCCCTATATAACAATCCATCCCATCATCTTCAATTTGAGTTTTAATTCTTTCAACTTCTTCCTTGCTTAATTTCATTGGTCTACCTCCTTGAGTAGATTAGTGGCAGCGGTAAGTGCATTCTGCGTATTCTCGTTTACCTTGAATATATTACAATCGGTATCTATAGCCACGACTACCCTTTTCAGCATATCCAGTAAACGCTTATTAGGTTTCCCCTCCAACATTACAATTCTTTCCTCAGCATCAGAAACTATTTTGATGGCATCATCGAGCATCTCAGCGTCAAATTTTCTCCAAAGGTTATCCCATGCCTTAAACTTTGCATAGGATGGATTGTTGTCGCACTCTTTACTTGCTTCCTGTATGGCTTCTAACTCTCTCGCCAGTTGGCGTAAATCATCGGGTATGGTTGACATGGCTTGTCCTCCTTTCGCTTATATCTTCAAGCTACTTGCAACTACTTCAATCAAAACTCCGATCATTCCATAAAATATTAGTTTAATATCCTTTTCGCCTGGTTCTTGGTATATAAAATACAGAAAAGCACATATCGCCCATACAGCGAATCCGAAACACCATATTAAGGTTCCAATAGTCCCCACTACTCCACCTCCACTAGTGCCCCATTAAACGGCATTGCTACTTCATTTGCATACTCTATTCTGTCAAACTCTAAGCCGTTATAGGTTCCTTCTCCACCTGATTCAAAGGCTTTCATGTCGGTTATTTTGTAGACTTTTACTTCCGGCTTTTTCCGAACAAACTCTGATGGAAATGCGTTTGTTACCTTTTTCCTTAATGCCCGAATCTCTGAGGGTGTCATATCTGCTAAAAGTTCTTCTCTGTATTCTGATAAATCACTTACGGCTATTCCGTATTTTCTTGCTATATCTGCTAGTCCATTCCTGCCTTGAGAAGCTTTGAGAAACTTTTCCTTTGTGTCTAAATCCGCTTTCATCTTCTCGATTCCAGCAAGTCGTTCCTTAGAAACTATAAGCCTTTTAGCCTTTTGACTGTCACTTGTTCTCCTACGGTTTACCTCTTTCTTACAATATGGATCTCCACAGCATGGATATTTAGTATTCTTAGGTCTACCCTTCATATTCATCAACCGTTTTCCGCAAACGCAGCAGAATAAAAGTTCTTTCATATCCCCCACCTCTTACGCTAACTTAATGCCCGTAATCGGCCTCCCATTTCCCTCTGAGTTTCTTCTGTTTGGCACTCCTGTATATTTGCCGTAATAAGGCGTTTCCTGCTTCCTCTTTGGCGTATACAGCCATCCCATTATGTTTCCTGAACGAATCATGGATGGAATATCGCAAGTATCGAATTTTAGAGTAGTTACTTCTTTCTGTGGTTCAGGCTCATTGAAAATTTCCTTTGGAACGGCTAGGCACTCAACTGGCAGAGGTTTAATAGGTTCTCTACCCTCATAGGCTCTTTTCTCAGCTTTAAGACGGTCTAGTAATTCTGCCGGTATTTTCCTGTGTCCGAAGAATTCCCTTTTTGCCCTCAGGTCTTTAGCGTCAATTCCATACTGCTTGCTGTATATTTCTATTGTCTTTTTATGAATTCCGATTATTTGGGCTAAGTCCTTAATGCTGATATAAAGCAGTAATTCTTCCAAGAGTTCTTTTGATGGTTTAAATGCTATGTTCATTTCATACCTCCTCGATCAGATTAACGTTTGCGAAGTTGATTAGCTTGGTCAGTCCGTTGCCTGTGGTTATGACCATGAGATTGTCTTTGTGGTCAATCTGAACGACATCTTCAATATTTCGGCTTACATGGTTGTAAAACCAGATTTTGAGGTTTGAATGGTTAAGCTCTGTTTTCATGGATTCACTTCCCATAACATCACTTCTACCCTTGGCTTATCTGCGTATCGTTTCCTTACGGTACAATCTGTGATATAGGCATCATCGTGGTAGGCTAAATTATTCAGTGAATCACATATTATTTTCAAGATGTTATTTGATTTATTAAGCACTTTGGTATATAATGTAAATGAGGTGATAATATGCGAAAATCTCCAACATTTAAAGAACCGAGAATATGCGCTAGGTGCAATTCCTGTTTTATGCCAAATGGTGCTACGCAAAAATACTGCGACATCTGCAAACCTATTATTGTTAAAGAAACTAAAGAACGATGGTACATCCGCAACAATCCTGAAGCGTATAAGTCTAAAGAAATCCATTACTGTGCCGCTTGTGGCGAAAAGGCCGTATGCTCTTTTAATGAAACTTGGTATTGCAATAAGCATTGGCTCCGCATGTATAACAATGGCACTCTCGAACCAATGAGGAAGTCTAAAAACAAATTTATCGAACATGATTCTTGTGCCGAGGTCATTACAACAAAGGGCGAAATAATTCTTATTAGTAAGTCCGATCTTCTCATTGTAAGTAAATATACTTGGTGCATTTCTAAGACTGGCTACCCTGTTGCTAATATCAATCACAAAGTCACAAAACTTCATAGGTACATCCTTTCTCCTTCCGAAAACCAAATTATAGATCACATTAACGGGAATAAGCTTGACAACAGAAGAAACAATTTAAGAATTTGTACAAATACAGAAAATGTAAGAAACAGTAAGCTTCAATTAAATAATTCTACTGGCTATCCCGGGATAAGAACTACAAAAGGCGGTAAATTTAATGTCCGTATTACTGTAAATCATAAAGAGCTTCATGTTGGAAATTACGATACGCTCGATGAGGCGATAACCAAGCGTAAAGAGGTAGAATTAAAATATTACGGTGAATTCGCTCCATCTGAAGGTGTATTAAAATCCTGAATTTCTTTTATAGTGACCTCCACTCGTGGCTGGTCACTATAATATTTTTCCGCATGAACTTTTACTATTTGTGAATCATCTCTATAAGCAATTCCGTTTAGGGCATCTTCAATAATTTTTACGATGTTTGACAAATCGGGCTTAGTTATCGGCCTAATTTCTCCTGATAACATCTGTTCCTTTTTCTTTTTACTTGCACTTTGAGGAATTGGGAAATATGCGGTTATCTCAGCTTGAATTGCTCCTTCTAGTTGCTTAGAAAAGTTCTGCATTATATAAATTTGCTTCACTAAGGTTTCGTAATTGACTGTCTCTTTGGGTGTATAGCTACGACCAGTTTTTAAGGTTCTGGCTCTCTGTTTGCCCATTGGTTTGCCTGGGACTGTAAATTGGATTTTCACTTTGAACACCTCTCTATCTCGGCTAATCTCTCAGCTATTGCGTTAATCACATTTACCGTACAAGCGTCTCCTGCACCTCGATACATTTGTGAGTCTGATATCCCTGCTGCCATAACTTTGTCTGTGATTTCATCAGGAATACCTTGGAGTCTCCAACATTCTCTTGGGGTAAGTCTGCGGATTCTGGCATTTGGGTATATTACTCTTTTATTTTCACAATCAGATATAGTTCTTAAAGTTTCACAAAGATTGTCTTTAAAAAATCTCATTTCCTCGTCTTCGCGTTCTTCAAAAACTGTCGGCTCAGTTATCATCACCCCATGCCTATCCTGTGCCGTAAGTGTAAACATCGGTTCGCCATCACTTTTTATTCGTCTGCCGTTTTGCCGTTTTTCTTCTCTGTCAGGAGTCAGGACTGCCTGAACCATATATAATCCCGTCTTTGCTCCGCATCCTCCGCCTTGGCTACTCAGGGTCACGCTCAACCCCCCCTCGACACCATATACTCTCATGCCCTGCATTCCTGGGATTAGCTGTTTAACTTGTGCATGCTGTTCACTCTCAATAATGTACGTCCCTGTGGCTTGCGCTCCTTCGTATCTTGCTGTGAGGCAGTTTGCTGTTGGCTCGGTAATGTAAGCTCCTGTTGTATGGGTTGCTCCTGTGGTGATGGAATTGGCGATACCTTGTTGTCCTTGTAAGTCAGCAATCTTTCCGTCATTTTGTCCGATAGGAAATACTTTTCGTCCACCGAATCCTCCAAGATGTCCGATAATGAACACCCTTTCTCGGTTTTGTGGGACTCCGAAGTCTTTGGAATTGAGTAGACTATATTCGATTCGATCATAACCAAGTGACTCCATCTCAATGAGGATTCCGAGAAAGTCTCGTCCTCCGTTGCTAGAAAGCATTCCTTTAACATTTTCATAGAGCAGGTATCGGGGTCGATCTTCTTCCGGGGTTTCCCTGACGAGTCGAAAAACTTCAAGTACAAGGGATGACCTTTCTCCCTCCATTCCTGCCCTTTTTCCTGCGATAGAGAAGTCTTGGCAAGGGGCTCCGAAACACCAGACATCGGCCCTAGGAACATCTCTAGCGTCAACTGCACAAATATCACTCCCCTCTGGTTCTTTGCCAAATATGATTGAGTAAATCTTTCTCTTATGCTTGTCCCACTCAACGCTATAAACGCATTCATGTCCAGCCTGTTCCATCCCCATACGGATTGTTCCTATACCGCAGAATAGGTCAACGAATTTCACTTTACTACCTCCCACTCGCTATTTCCCATCATCTGGCTCTACCTCTCTCAAAATCACATCTATCGCTTGTACCGTTTTTCGTTTGAACAGTATTGTGTCGTTATTGATTGGTGTTGACCGTTTGAGGTTTAACTGAATCTTTTTTAAGTGAGATATTGCTTGGGGTAATGTCATTTCTTCCATGGCTATACCTCCGTAAATAGACTGTCATTTTTGATTGACGCTATTTCAAGATTTCTTTTCATCTGCCCAAAATAAGATTCTTTTAACTCAACCATCACAGCTTTTCTTTCCATTTGAACGGCCACAAATCCGCTGCTGCCTATTCCTCCATATGGGTCTAGGACAGTATCTCCTGGATTAGTCCAAAGTTCTATCCCCCGCCTGATTACTCCGAGCTGTAAGGGACAAATATGACGCTCATCCCTTTCTTCTCTGGCTGATTCTCGATTCAGGGTGTCACTCTGATTTATGTCCATCCATATAGGGCTTGCATATTTACGCCAGACATGGTGAGAATAAACCGGGTCTGTACTTGCCATGGATATACTTCTGTGTTGTCGGCTGTCTTTCAGTGTTGGTTCTATTTTTGGCGCATTCGGTTCATCCTCCCCAATAAACCTTTCAAATCCGTTTGGGTGAGAAATCAGTTCTAGATTATTACCAGGTTTGCGAAGGGTAACGAGATAGTCCGGTAACCCCTGCCTGCACATGGAAGAATCCTTTTGAATCTGCTTATGCATTAACCCTAATGCTTTTGTTCTGGTTGCTTCGATAAGTGGATCTTTCCATATCGCAACCCTCGAATGATAGATAAACCCCGCTTTTTGGAATATCCGCAACAAATCTCCTGGAAAGTCTTTAAGTCCGATATACCCATCTCTTTCCTTCATAGCCGGGATATCCATACAATGGACAGAGACTAATCTTCCGGGCATTATCGCTCTAAGCAGCTCGTTGACTAAGAACTGAAAATGAGTAAGAAATTCTTCGTCCGACCTGCAGTTCCCCATGTCGCGTTCGCTGTTTGAGTATGTGTATAAACTCGCAAATGGTGGGGAGAAAATGCTGTAATGAATCGAGTTGTCCGGAATTCCTTTTATCACTTCTACGCAATCACCATGATATAGGGCATATTTTTCGGTTATGACTTGATCTAATACTTTTATCATTCGCTCACCACCCATTCTGGTATTATCATCTCTTGATTTGGAATGTAGGGAGAGGTATTTTTGATTGTTCCCCTGATGTTTTCTTTTGTGATCTCCTGAGTGGCACTGATCATGCCTTTGAGCATTTCATTGAATTCTTTTTCTTTCCGCTGGATGTTTTTAACTACGGCTCCCTCGGTGTCCGCTATTATGAAATGAACATTTACAGGGTTCTTCTGTCCGAATCTCCAACAACGTCTAACCGCCTGGAAGTATTGCTCAAATGAATCTGAGAGTCCGACAAAGGCTATGTTATTGCAGTGTTGCCAGTTCATCCCATACCCGGCGATTGAGGGTTTAGTTATTAGTCGGTTAACTTCTCCTGAAGAGAATCCAAGCATGGCCTTTTCTTTGTATTCATTGGAGTGGCTACCCCTGATCTCCGTGGAGTCATTGATCATTTTTGAGAGGTATTCGCTTTCACTGTTTAGGTCACACCAGATTATCCATGGATCGCTTGTATTGTTTACGAGTTAGGCACATGCTTTGGCCCTCTCCAATGCGGTTGATCTTCTGGCTGCCTGGCGTTCTTGTAATGTCTTGGCCTCTATTGCGAATAGATATCCATCTGTGGTATTTTTCGATTTTATTACTATTTCGTGCATATTGAGTGGCGGTAATGCGAATGCTCCATCTTCATAGCCTAGATCGCTTGGCTTGGTGAGCATAACCGCCCAGGACGCTACCCATTGCCAGAATTCTTTTACGGCGTGGCCTTTTAATCTCCATTGCGACGTATTACTTCCATCATGTACAAAGAAAGTTGAAAGCATTTCATTCCTGGTCATTACTCCAAGAAATTCCGCATGATTCCCCAGTTCCATATAGTCGTTTGGAGCCGGAGTTGCTGTACAAGCCAATTTATACGGCGTGTCCTTAAATGTTTCGATTATTTGTGTTCTGGTTTTGCCATTGTACGCTTTGAGGATTGAACTTTCATCCAAGATTATGCCAGCGAATTTTTTAGGGTCGAAATTATGCAGCATCTCATAATTTGTGATATTGATACCCTTCTTAACGTCCTCTTGACCACGGCAGGAGTTTACGTTTATATTAAATTTGTTACCTTCTCGGACAGTCTGTGAACTTACTGCGAGTGGTGCCAGTATGAGAACGTTCCCGCCAGAATGTTCGCATATCTGATTCGCGTTTTCTAACTGGATAGGAGTTTTGCCTAACCCGGTTCCCGCAAAAGTCGCAGACCGTCCCTTTTTTAAATTCCACCGAGCAATATCGCGCTGAAAGTTAAATAATTTTTGGTTAATTGGTCCGGGGTCAAATCCGGAATTTTTTACGTCTATGTTTTTTGTTTTCAAAAATTCTTCGTATCGCAACTCTTTCCAACCTCCATATTTGCCCTAGAATCGTTTATACTCTTCCGTACATTTCGGACACATATCAAGCCATTCTCCTCTGTCCTTAATGCTTTTCCACCCATGTCCTTTCTTATAGTCAACAGCTTCATCGAAAGAATCAAATTCCTCTTCCACGTCTGTAAAACACATATCGCACGATAATACATAACATCCACAATCTTTTGTAATTGACATCTTTACACCTCCATAATTGCCCTCAAATCCTCTTTGATGTAATAATTTCTGCTGTTCGCCTTACAGATCTTTTCGCATCTTCGCCCAAACTCTCCCCAGTTTATATTCGACGGATGATAATTCAGTTTGCCGATTTTAAAAAGATCGATATATGCACCAGTTTCAATCAAACGGTAAATAGCTTCTGCGTCAAAAACTGGTTCGCAAGACACCCAGGTTTTAATCCCTTTGTTTTTTGCAAGTACCAAAGCCCTTAAACGGTCAATCGGCCATCCTGAATTAGGCTCTTCTTTTGGCGGGATGACAGGATTTGTTTTGTATCCTGCATATGTAACACCAAACCAATCATCACTATCTAAAATGTCAAAATCCCTTTGCGCCCCAATGCCGTTTTTGGTAAGTATTTGCACATGGTTACCACTACTCTTAATAGCTTTGATAATTTTCCTTGTCGTTATGGAATCATAACCTAATGGGTATGGATCAACCGTAAAACACAGATGTATTGTCTTACCCATCATTCCAGAGTTTTCTAATTGGTTTTTAACAGCCTCGACAATGTCCTTGCGCGGTTCAATATTGCAGTGAAATGTTTCCCTATCCTTGCGTAAAACTAATGGTGAGTAACAGTAATAGCATCTATGCGGGCATCCGGTATAAATATTTATGGCATATTCTCCATATTCGGAAGCTCGTCCTTTTGGTTTATAAATTGGGTTACTAATCATTTTTCTCACACCTCCATAATTGCCCTAGAATTTTTATTTTGTTCTCGTATTAGTATTTATTCACTTTGTGCATTTACTCTTAAACTAGATAGGTTTCTGTTGCTGTAGTTAAATATTAGAACATTAGTTCTGATGTTCTAATACCTCTGCGTTAAAATTTAATTTTGTAAGTGGTAGCCCCATATCTAATATTTTCAAATTGTACGCCCTTGCTGCCTCTTCTTTTGTTTTGTAATAACCTAGTGATATTTCTTTACCGTTTTTAACTACTCTTGCTCTCCATAAGTCTTTATACTTGCTTATTCCCTTATATCCTGATACTCCTCTTCTTGCAAAGTAGTTATACCAATCCTTAATTTCTTCAATTTCATTTAGACAAGCAAATTCTTTATGAAATATTCTAGCGAAATAATTATAGGCACTTGCTGCCGCCTCTTCTTTAGTGAATGTACCTATATGAAATTGCTTGTTTTTCACTTTGATTCTTGCATCCCAATTACCATTTCTTCGCCTAAGCCCCATATATTTACTAGATGATTCAATGTTGTATTTACGTCTATTCCAAGTATTTTCAACGTGCAAACAAATTCTTAGGTTTTTTCTCCTATTATCCAGCTTGTCTAAGTTAATATGATCTATATCCAATTCTCCGTTTAAATTAAGCAAATATCTGCTAAGATAAAGCGTCCGTCTAGGGTTAAACAATTTCGTGCAAACATATCTATTTTTGTTTATTCCCCAGGTTATGTCTTTAACTTTTTCAATATCTTCAGAATCAATTAAAACCCTACATTCTCCAGCTTTACAGTTAATAATGATTGTATGTGTTCCACCTTTGTTATCTATAAAGATATTTTTTGAAAGAGATATATTAGATTTTCGGTTATCAAGTGCATTACCGTTTAAATAATAGGTTCTTCGTCTTAAATGCTTTGGTTTCAATAAGAATTTTGTTATCATTATTTTTTTGTTGTTAATATTTGCATACACATAACCGTTTGAAATAAACCATGAATATCGTTTTATTTTTTCAAAATCATCAACATCAACTAAAATTCTAAATTTTTTTGTGGTTAATATAACGACATAATCTGCTTCAAAGAGATGCCTGTTAGCCATTTAAATACCTCCTTGTTCGAGTTTTGTCTTAAATTTATAAACGCTGTCTACATAACGGCTTTCTAGTCCATGTTTTTTTACATAATTTTGGCATGCAGTAGGCCCCATGTTATAACTGATGAGCATTAGTGAGAATACATCTTCATCCAAACATCCTTGTTCCCACCAGTAGCTTCTTAGGTAGTCCAAGTACCAAACTCCAACTGCTATATTCTGCTTAGGGTCGTATGGGTCAAAGTCTCTTATTCCGACTTGCTCACTTACCCAATTTCCGGTACCTCTGGATATCTGCATTATGCCTTTAGACGAGCCTGAATTTGCTGTTTCGATGAATCTGCTTTCGGTGTGCATTACTGCTAAGACTAATTCGTAAGGTAAGGCGTAATATTGGCAGAGTTCGTAAGTATATTCTTGAAGGCCTTTGCTCATGGGGATATCGTAAATTGGAATAGTTGGTTCGACTATTTCAATCTCGTTAGGCACTTGGAGGCTTACGGGTTGTTCTATCGGCACAGGCTCTATTTCTTGAGGCTGACTGCAACCTACCAGGGTTAAGATTATTAGGGTTATGATGGGTTTTCTCACATTCTCACGCTCCAAATAATTTATTTGCAATTTTGTCTAGTTCTGGTTTCCATTCCATAAAAGGTTCGTCTGATATGATATTCCAGGCCGTTCTAAACTCTTTTACTAAAATGCAATCTGCAATATCCCTATCCTTCAAGCTCTCCGGTTTGAGTTTTAAAACTAACTCAAGGGTTATCGGGTTTCTAATATCCTCCGAAAGATTAGCTAAAATATTGAATTCTTCTTCGGTCAGTAGTTCGTTTTGAAGCATGTCGATAATTGTGTTCTGAAATTGCACTATCAGGTCGTTCATGTTACATCTACCACTCTGAGGATTTCTTTGCGGAATAAAACAGGAATCATAATCTCGCTTTGCCCATCTCGGTTCTTATCTAGGAATATCCAGTAGTTACCCTCTTCTTTTTCTTGATCTTCTTTGGACATTGGGAAGATTTTGAGCATTATGTCAGCTTCGTTTCTCATTCTCTTGGCAGCTTGGAGTTTTTGATCTTCGTTTAATTGAGCTAAAACAACAACGGCTAATTGAAGTTCCTGCCCTAAAGTTTTTAAAGTTTTAACTATATTCTCCAGGACTTGCCATTCCTTGAGGTCTTTGTCCAGTTTGTCCATTCTGCCAACATAATCAAGAACAACGTATTTTATCCCCTTTTGCACAAAGTATTTACGGATTACCCTGACAACTTTATTCAGAGAGAGATCGGGGCTTAGGTAGTGGTAAAACGGTGCATATTCCAGGATGTTTAAGTTTCCGTCAATCTGTTTAAATTCGTGAGGTTCTATTTCCCCATACTTGATTCGGTCTGCATTTATTTCACTGAGCATTGAGCTATACCGTAAAACAATCTGTTTTTTGGACATTTCGCTGTTGATATAAAGTGTTGGGACTTCCTGGATAAAACACCCTTTGAGGATAAAGTTTTGTGCAAATGCCGTTTTCCCATGTCCCGATTCGGCTGTTAGTAGGATGAGTTCGCCAGGTTTGAATCCTGCTGTAAGCCGGTCAAGCGTTTTTATTCCTGTAGATATTCCTTCGAGTTTCCCTTTGTGGCTCATTTTGTCTTTAATGATTGATCTGGCGAGGTCGGCAAGTTCTTTCCCTGTATCAACTTTTTCAACTGACTTGGAAGTTATGTTTAGAATTTCTTTTTGGGCGGTGTTGATTAAGTCCTCTGTTTTTATGTCATGATTCTTTAGGTCCTCTGCCATTTTAATTAGGGTTGTCCTAAGTTTTCGGCGATTAGACTTGTCTTTGACGTTTTCCATCCAGTACGGAAGTTGAGCTGAAGAAACATGATAACCGATAGTCTGTTGCAGATAGTCTCTGTCCTCTTTGGAAAGAATCCTTTTTTTAGTGCCTTCTTTGACAACTTCAAGGAATGTCGGCTTTATGGCTTTTTGATAGAGCTGAGAGAGAATATCGAAAATAATCATGTGCCTTTTTTCTGTGAAGTCCTCCGGCTCAAGTACGGCACAGCATTCTATGAGTGCTTCTTCGCTCTCAAACATGGAGGATATTATGCAGCGTTCACTTTCCAAGTCTGCGTACATCATCAACACTCCTGACTATTATGCGGGTATCTTCTTCCTTTATTTCCTCTGCAAAATTAGAGTCTAAGTAATCAACATATCCTGAATTAAAAAAGGTGCTGCCGTTTTGAAGATATTGCCTGTCTTTATCTTTTTTAGCCAACTTGTACCGTTCTATTGCCCTGGCCATTTCTTCTAAACCGATCTTATAGAGATTTTCTTTTTGAGATTTACTGACTTGCCCTTTACCTTCTTTTTTGGGATAGAGTTTCCAGATGGTTTCAAAAAAATCATTAACCGACGTATTAATATCTTTCTTATTCTTAATATCTAATTCTTTATCTGTTTCGTTACCGTCCGTTACTGTAACGTTACCTGTAGCGTTACTTAATTTTTTTTGTCTGTGTCTACTTACCCTTAATCGTGTCTGCTCTCTGATTTTCTCCATACCCTCAACATTTTGGTATTCTTCCCATGAAGTTATAAAGAAGGCTCCATCTTCATCATTTACCATGTTTAACTTCTTTAAAGTTTGGATAGCTAATTGAACAGTAGAAAGCGGTAGTGAATATTCATTTGCTAACATTTCAACAGTGTAGGGTACGTTCTCTGTCAGTAAAATAAAGCCATTAGAGTTGCATTTTCCTGCACTAGCAAGAAGCATTATCCAACAAAGAAGAATATCATTACCCTCTGGTAAACTGCGGATAAATTTGATCTTCTTGTTGTCGAACATATCAACGTAAATTTTTATCCATTTAACTTCAGCCACTTGTCAACACCTACCCACATCTAACCCTTTTCTCCAAGCCCTGTATTAAGGCGTAAAGCTGTTCTTCTGTCCAATAATCCTGTTCCCATCGGTATTTCTGATCTACCTTCAACTGCTTAACTAGATCACGGGCGTAATTCAGGTTACTTGTTGTTGGTTTTGCGGTTTTCATCTAAGAGTGTCACCCCTTCAAACATTCCGTACAGGTATCTACCCAAGTCCCATCCTTCTCTTTCTTAACTTTCCAACCGCTTGCCCTGCGGTAGTCAACGGCTTCAACAAAGGAATTAAAGGTTTCTTCTGCTCTTTCTTCGCAAACGTCACAGGTTAGCACGTATTTTCCGTACTCTTTATTTATCATTTTTATCCTCCAATTAACGAGTAGTGTAGTTCGCACCACCTTATTGCGGTAAGTGTTATCTCGCTGTTCTCGCTATACCAACCGAATGATGCCAGGATTGCCGATGTTTTACGGTCTATGCAATACAGATTTTTTATATCGAGATTTTCCTTGTTCCCATCCAGGAATATTACCATCTTCCCATCGGGAACTTCTCCATAGTTGTCTATCCATATTTTTTTCTGAATTGGCAACCAGTATGGCTCACGATAACCACTTTGATATGTCCCTGCGGAGTCCGTTACTTTTATATAAGTCGCACCATTCTCGACGACCCTAATTGTGCCGATTAGGCACTGTTCTCGCTCCTTGCGACCATAAGAGGTTGAACTCCCAATCCCTCTCAGTTTTAATTGCTTTGAACATTTTTCCCGTACAGAAGTTATCTCCCTATCCGTGCAAAATACTCTGTTTAAGTCGCCTACTAATTCTTTGTATGTGTCATATTTAGCGTAATTGTCCCTCAGCCATTGTTCTTCTTTTCTAGAGAAATGACTCAATTTTTTATCTGTTATTAAGTAAACCCCTAACTTCTTTGTGACAAACTGCTGAACTGCATTTACGCTTTTATTCGTGTCAAATTCGCTATTAAAGTCACTAGCTAACTGCTCATAGGAATTGTATTTTCCTGCGTTTTCTAAAACCCATTCGCTGTGTTTGCTCCCGTATTTCATCCAATCATCTTCTCAATAGCGGAATCCTTTATCTTCCCGTCAGCTACTAGCTTATTAGTCCTCAGCACAATATCGGCGTTGTTTATCATTTGTTTGGCAAGTGAGGATATTGTTTGGGACAATTCCGTTTCCTTTTTACGCTCTTCAATACTTAAGGTTTGGTTGGTAGCCAGGCTGATTCTTTGTCCTAAAATGATTTGTAATTCAAGTAGTGTCATTTCTTTTCATCTCCAATCTTCAAATATCCCCGAAGGGAAGGGCGGTCAGCATTATTTCAAGTGTTTAACTCAAGGGCATTGGACGCATCCTCAACCTTTGTATTACCGCCCTATTAACCACCGATCAGTCTAGCCCTCTATACACATATAGCAGACTATTGGCGTAGGAAAGTCGGGGTAAACTTGGACTTAGCTTAACTCTTGAATCTTTTCTTCAAGGTCACTTACCTTCTGTTCTAGCTCTTCCTTTTCGTTTTCAAGTTCCTCTATTTTTCTTTCAGGCCTATAACCTTTAATTTTTTCACAGAGTGCATCCATGATATCTTCTGCCAAGCTATCATCCATTTCTATTTTGAAATCATCAATTACTAATGTGGTACTGTGTCTCCCTGAAACCTCTACACTGTTATATCTGTCAAAAGTGAGAGTAAACATCTATCTTCATCCTTCCTAATTTTTAAAATAAAGCCGGGTTTCCCTGGCAGAAAGAGGGGAGATTGTCAATCAATAAAAACCGTCTTTTCAGATACTTGCTCATTATCTGAAATTGTTACTGTCGAATTATCGGACGGAATAAGCTTTATTTCTGCAATTTTGTAATCTTTTGTTACGTTGAAACCACTAACATGACCAGATTTATAAGCCAAGACTTCTCCATCCCAGTACCACTTCTCGTTAAGATTAGGATAGTTTCTGCTTTCATAAAGCACATCTGACGGCTTTATTGTCTTTAATAATGCCTTTCTGCCAATATAATTTATTTCTTTTTCAGTCAGCCCATGCTTTTTGGCATATTCGGCATATTTATCAGGCAAAATCTCTTTAAGATGAGCAAGAAATAATGGTGCGGTTTCGCTTTGGTATTTTTTAATTATCCCACCCGTCAATGCTCTTGGTTTAAATGTGCATATTCTGTGAATAAGGTCGATAGTGAACTGCTCAATAGGTATATAAGCGATACTGCTACCAAGCCCTGGGCCTTCGATTCTAACCACATTTTCTTTGGTAGTTATGACAATAAATGGATAGGGAAATACGATATCTTCTCCAATTAATCCAAGTTTCGTCGGAGGATGGTTAAGTTTGTGATATTTCTCGTGTGTTTTGTATTTGTGGTCAAAGTCATAATGCTTCTTAGCTCTGCTTGTATAGCCATGCTCAACATTGATTTTTCCGTATTTACAGCGAGTACCGAATGGGACGGTAACATTTAGGCACTGGTTATTTTTGTAGTATGAGCATTGTTGAAATCTATCGCAGGAAATTAGCTCTGCTCTTTGTGGCGTTTCTCTACCGCCGAATATGCTTTTACCTCCGTACAGTCCGACATGGATTACCTCCATTTCATCCCTCCTAAACTTTTAATCCCAAGTAATTTTTACGCCGGCTCTTTGATCGTCCGGTAAATCTCCCTTTCCTTCTAACTTTTTGAAGTTTTCGTAAGCCGAATCAAGTTCTTTACTTTCTCGTGGGTTTTCTATCCAAACTAATTCATAGCCGTCTGGATAATGTTTTTTGTAAACATCGTGCTTCCAATCCGAAGTAATACCAATATCATGCTTTGCCCACATTTCCGAACTTGATATATGACTTGTTAAGAAATAGCCATCCTCGGATAAAGCGGCAACTTCATGCCAATTTGGGCTACTCCCATTGATAAAGCAAAATATTTTACGCACCTTTATTCCTCCTAAGCTTTTAATCCCAACTTACGGCACAAATACTCGTCTAAACGAATTGGGTAAACATGGTTTCTTTCATAGAATTCTTCTTCTGGAATGTTATGAATTGCCTTACCGTCGAAACGGTGATGATTAGCACAAAGAGCGATAGCCTTTAGCCCGAGATGGGATATTTTATTTCGGCTTCTCCCTGCCCCAATTCGATCTTCCCCTGCATGATGGACTTCTGCCCCTTTTTTACCGCAAACACAGCAGGTGCGAGTGGCTAGTGCCACATAGCAGAATCTTGAAATATCTGGCGAGCGTTCTAAATAAGTGCTATCCGTTCCGCAAGGAATACTATTTTCCAAACAAAAATCGATTAAGTGCTGTAAAAAATTACAGGCCGTTGTCATATCCACATCAGACAGTGAGAACCACTTTTCGCCGGTCTTTGCTATGTAATCTGCTTTGAATATGTCTTTGAGTTCTTCTGTGGTGTGGCCGGTGTAGAGGGAAATATCTCTGAGGGTGGCGTATACCTTTTTACGCTGGTCAGCATTGATTGTTCGCCCATCCGTGACGATTATTTCAACTTCCTGGATGTTCCGTTTCTCGATGAGGTAATCAGGAAAAGGGGCACTAATATACATCACTTCGTCGGCATAATCTATTACTTTACCTGTGATAATCATTAGTGCCCCTCCTTTTTATTGCTCAAAGAATGAATCTTGGGCTTTCTTCGCTTTTGACACGGGCTTACTGTTCGGCTCGATTATTTCCGGCTGGTCTTGGGACGATTGTTCGGGTTGTTCTGGCACGTCAATGACATTTTCAAAGTCAGCATTATCCACGTACTCAACATTGCCGGATTCGTCGATTACTCCCATATCCTTTTCCATGGCGTTTTGCAGTTCGATGGACATAATTCCCCACTTGGATATGAGCTGGCGAAGCATGGTTTTGTATGCCATCCCGTCAAAGTCTTTGTACCAGAAGGAGGAATATTTCCACATGTCCTTCTCTGGGATTTCCCCGGCTTTTAGTTTTCGGTATGAAGCGATATTGAAAGCCTGAGAAAACCTGTCGGCATGGGCTTCCATCTTTGTAATACTCCAATACATGGTTTTTCTAAAGCCGTTCAAATACTCAAACATAGCATAATAACCTACTGTCGGAGCGACTTCTCTTTCGACTTCATCTTCGATTAACTTAACTTCAATTTCTTCATTAAGCGGATCATATTTGACAAGTTCCCCTTCTTTGATGGAGAGAACATTGATCTTTTTATAAAATCCACTTCGGATAGCCAGTTGAATGTAGCCCTTATAACCTAATTGAAATTGAGCTGTTGTACTTACTACATTCCCTTGTTTGTCCTTTTTTTTATAGGGAACCATGTAATACTGCCCAAGTTGCGGTGAAGGAGATAGTTTAAGGCTCTCTCCTAACATAGCTGCACTTAAAATACTTCCGTGGTCACATTCGGCTAATGTGGGGTTAATACTCACCGCCGAGATAATTGCGGTAATAAACCTCTGACCGTCTTTGCCGCCGACCATCTGATTGATTTTGTTCTTGATAGCGTCTTGGGTAATAAAGGCACTAAAGGTATTGCCTTGTTGTTTTTTTACGAGCGAATTTTGAAGCCCCATACTCTTAAACACTCCTTTTTAATACATTTCTTCTATTTCGGTTATTTTCTGCCTTTGTAACCCATCTGCAATTCTCTGGAGAATAACCCTTGTCGTTATCTATGCGGTCTATAGTCAAATCGTCGCTGTATCCATGCGCCATAGCCCATTTATAAAAGGACTGAAAACTTTCTGCCCATTCCTGACAAACTGATATACCCCTTCCGCCATAATATTTATAATGACTGTCTTTTTCATATCTGCATCGAGTTTTCATGTTTCTATAGATAAGGTGCAACCTGGTTCCAGACATATTATGCTTAATTGCGATTGGGTTTGATTTCATCCGTTCCTTATTGAAGCATCCGCAAGAATGGACCGTTTGGTGCGTTAGCTCGAAGGCTCTAAAAAACGTCATTTTTCCGCAATCGCACACACATTTCCAATAGCCGGGCTTTCTGTCTGATTTTTCTGCTCTACCAACAACAACCAACCTATCGAACCTTTGTCCAGTAAGGTCAGGCCCCTTCTTTGGCATCATCCATCTACCTTTCCGTATTTAATCCCATTGTTTTTAAGAAACACTTTAAGTTCTTGCAGTTGTTCCATTGTTACCCATACTCTAAAGTCCATCTGAATTATTTCCTGCTCCAGTTGCTCTTGTTTTAGCTCAGGTTGAACGGAAGCTGGCTCTGGCATGGATTGTGCTATTGTTTCTATTTTTTCAAGCTGTGCCTTATTGTAGGCTTCCTGCTTGGCTTTCTGATCTTCAAGCCTGGTCTTTTCCTGCAAGGCCGTGGAAAGGTTTAAGGTTCTTAGGTAAACATCTTTAACCTGTAATTCAAACTCTGATTTCAGGCCGGAGATAACTCCCAAATCATTTTTAACCTTGGCAATAGTATCGGCAATTTCTTCCTCGACCGCTTTCATGGAGAAGGTTGAATTCAGCCATTTTGTGTTCCAGAGCTTGTCCAAAGGAAGAAGGTCTTTTAAGTCTCCGATTGACTTAGAATAGAATGATTCGATTTCGCTCTTTTTCTCGGACTTAACCTTGTCCTCAAAGGCTTTAACTTGTCCATCTATGGCCAGAATCGGTTCGTCTATCATGGCAACAATTTCTTTGATTTTCTTCTCGAAGTCCTCATAGGGCTTCATGTGAATCTTCTTAATCTCTTTACGCCGGTTCTCTATGGCTTCTTTAAACTTATTCAGAGTTGCCCTGTCGGTCTTAGCTGTCCTAATTTCATCCTCGCCATACGTAATACTGTTGTAGAATTTAAGCCGTTCCGTAAGTTGCTGTTTCAACTCGTCAAAGTTAAACTCAATCGGCTTAAGGGCTTCCTGTTGGGTAATTTTTAATTCCATCTCTATCCTCCTTAGATACTTGGTAATGCCAAGGGCGGCCTTACATCTTTCTCAACATATTTAGTCCAAAACTCAATTTCCTTGGTCTTTAGGTACTCAATATCTTCAAGTACGTCTTTTCGCTCAATGGTGTAGTGTTTTGTTTCGATTCGGAGATTGTCGTTATAATTAGATTTGATCTGTGCTTTAAGGATTACGAAGTCAAAGCCAGTGGCGAGTAATTGGTGGCAACATTGACAGTAATATTGATCTGGGATTCGATCTTTCCATTTCGCCCATTGTCCGGCTTGCATAATCTCGGTGGTTTTGATTTCGAGTACGCCATGCCGTTTAATCAATCTCATAGGTTCCGAATCATCCATTTCATTTAACCAGCCGTCAAGGGTAGCAAAGATAAACGGATATTCAGGGTTTCTAAAGATTCTGTATTGATCGTACTCTATCCAATACTGCGGAAAATCTAGGGCGAACAAGGCTCTTAGGTGTTCTTCTGCTTCCTTGCCGTACTTTACGAAGGGATTGTCTGAAATGTCGGCAGCTTCTCTTTTTCCGGTCTTTTCTTCCCAGAGTTGAATACTGGTTTTGTAAGGGCTGATACCAAGGATTGAGGATGCTTCGCTTGCTCCTATTCCGCTTTTTCTGGCTTCTAGCCAATCCCTTTCATTGGTGATTTTATCAATCATCGCTCCTCCCCTAACACCCAAATCAAAGCCCATTTTCTGATATTCAGCATGTCGGCATATTCGTTAGCAAAGCCTCCACTGTCGGTATTTTTTGATATTTCCTTTTCAACCCGCTTCTGCTCTTCCCTGATCTCCTGCTCAGTTCTCACTTTCTCGCCCTCCAATCCCTTATAAATTCCTCAATCCCTTTCTGCCTTACTACTCCCCTGGTTGCCTCTTGAATTACCTCTGCAAAGGCTTGTCCCATTGCCTTTTCCCTCAAGACTCCATAAGTTGAAAGAATGTCCTGTGCCAAATCGCAAAGGTCTTTTCCGTAGGCAACTTGTTCCCCCCTTATCGCTAAACCCTGTCCAGCCATTCCCTGTGTCCATGCAGATAATCAATTCCGGTCTATCGAAATTTAGTGACATTTGGTTGTTCTCCTGACACTTTCTTGAACTTGTCCCTCCGCATACAGGCCCCACCCCTTGCCTTATACTTTCGGGGCCTGTTAGGGTTCTGCCGCAGATTTGGCATTTTGATATTTCTGGCTTTGTTTGAGGCTCTAAGTTGAACATTTCAGCCTCCTGTGATAAAATGACCTTGAATAATTTTCTTCTGGGCCTTTTTAGGCTCTTTTTTTATTGTCTGATTCTCCCCTCTTTGTCATAAGTAGTCCATCGTTTTCTATTTCCTATAGCCTGTTCTTGTTTCTGCTTTTCTTCCTGTCCTCGGATAATCCAACCGCAGGCAAAAACGAAAACGTATGAAAGTGCCATAAGTAGGAATAAGCCAATCATTTGAGACAAGTTATTCACCCCCTATCTTTGCAGTCATTCTCCCTCGAAGTTCCAACCTGTTTTCGCATATCGGACCGTCAATTTCCAACCACCCATCTTCGCCCCAGATAGTGAGATAAACTAACCCTGTTTCCTTGCTCGCGATTTCGTGACCGCCTTTTTGAAGTTCTTCTAAAAGGCTATTGGCAAGGCTGAGTATTTTTTGATCTTGGGACAGGGGCTTTGAACGTGATTGAGGTTTTATGAATCGGAACATGCTTGCCTCACTTTCTTCTTGGCATCCACCGCTGCCCAATAACCCAATCCTCGCTTTGCTTCCGATTGTGATAATCGGCGGTTTATAGTCCTCTCCCGGTCATGGGCGGCCATGGACTTTAGGGATTTGCTCATGGTGAAACCTCCTTCCCAAGCAGTAATCTGAATGTTTCCCTGCCCTAATCACGCTTCGTCGCAAATAATCTCGAATATCTTATCCTCTGTTACGTCAAGGATCTGCATTAAGGCATCAACGACCTGTTCAAGCAGTTCAATTCTTTCTTTATCAGTTGCATCAGCATGGACGATTACCCCATCTTTTCCAGTAGTATCAATTGTGTATGTTCTGCCTTCGGAATCTTCCAAGTAAATCGCTCTGCCCTTTTCTTCAATGTCTGTTATTTTTAGACCGATAAGATCATTCCCGACCTCATCAATAGGCTTAAAAGCATACTTACAAGTGTTAATCACTTTTTATACCCTCGCTTCCTTAATTGCTTTTGAAACCGTACTACTTGCCACAAAGCAAGCTGATGAACATTGATCGTTTCCTATGTAGCTCTTGCCTTCAATCTTCTCTTTGGCTAAGGCTTCAGCTAACATAATGCCGATGTTTTCAACGTTTCCAACGTGGTCACGAATGTTCGCCTTAACGGGCAAGCCCTTTTGTTCACGAATTTCTTTAGCTGTACCGCCTAAAATTGGTTGGTAAATACTATTGGTACATGAGGCATATCCTATTCCGCTTACACCGTGCTCTTTAAGTGCTCCGGTCAAATAGCTCCTTGTGTCCATCCCTTTAAGTCTTGAAGCAATCCATTCGTCAGACTTGCCTTGACGTTTCCAGGAGGCTATTGCCCTTTCCCTTGAACGAGATAGACCGAGTTCGGGGTTGCGTTCTTCCTCAAACCTTTCTTTCACTACCCGGTTAATCCATATTTGAAGTTTTGGAGAAAGATAAGAGGCATAGGTTAATGCCAGGTCATAACACCCCCAGGTTCCACCACTCTTTCCCCTGGTAGTTTTGATAACGTGGGAATTTCCCACATTTAACGCTTCAATCAGTCTCGATGCTTGTGCTGAACGAATCCATTGTCTAGGGTCTTGGTTTTGCGGACTTCCTGCTGCCCTCCACAAGTCGTTAAGGTTAATCATTTCTTTACCTTGGAAGGCTACTGATATTCCGTTAAAGTTGTGAGTGACTATATTTGACATGGCTTGTCCACTCCCTAACCAATCTTTTGAGCTAGAACCTTTTGTGCTTCCTCACTTTTCATCCATTCATCTAAAGCCGTTACAGGAATCCTTATTGTCTTTTCCCCGAACCTTAAAACAGGCAGGCCGATATCATCGGCAATTGAAGCAAGCTCATAGGCTTTGCTTTGCCCAACACCTAAGTATTTGCCCATTTCCTTTATTGTGAGTGTTGCCTTTTCCATTGTTGCCCTCCTTTACTGTGTGTTATCTTCCCATAAATCTTAACTTTGTGTTAAGTTTTAGAATAAAAAAATATTTTCCCTTCGTTGGTAATGTTTGGGACAACCTAATCATATCATTATACTTTATGATAAGTCAACCCATTTTCTTAACAAAATGTTAAAAATTTATCATATGAATAGAAGTTTACCGAATCTTAGCTGAAAGCCCATGACTTTAGTCACTGGGATGAAGGCTAGTTTATATCCAAAAAATATTTGAGATTAGATACTTGACACTTATCTAATATATTTACTATAATATCATTAGATAGGAGTGATTTATCTAATGAATGAAAAATATACTCATAAAGAAGGAATTGTATATCTTAATCAATATCATGTTGTATTTTGTCCTAAATATAGACGAAAAGTTTTAGTTGATAATGTTGAAAAAGATTTAAAACAAATATTTGAAAAAATTGCACAAGAAAAGAATGTTGAAATTAAAACATTAGAAATTATGCCTGATCATGTTCATATGTTTATTAGTTTTGATCCAAGACAACCATTACACGAACTAATTAAATTGTTTAAAGGCAAAAGTAGCAGAATTCTTAGAGACAAATATCCTACATTAAAAAGTAGAATCCCTTCTCTTTGGACACGTTCATATTTTTGTTGTACTATTGGATATATTTCAGAAGAAACAGTGAAGCAATATATTGAAAATCAAAAGAAAGTATAAGGAGGTGGTAAGTTTTGAAAGCAAGTACAGCATCATATATTTTAACTTTAGATTTAAAACCAGAGATATTTCAACAACATATTTTAGAAAAACGTTTTAATATATCAAGACAAATTTATAACGCTTGTTTGGGTGAATTATTAAAACGATATAGAATGATGCAATCAGATAGGGAATATCAAAATGTTATAAAAATGCCTAAATCTAAAGAAAGAAATAATTTATTTAAAACGTTAAACCAAAAATATAAACTTAATGAATATTCTCTACATGAATTTGTTAAACCAATGCAACATCATTTTAGTAAGAATATAGATGCCTTTACTACTCAAAAACTTGCCACAAGAGCCTGGAAATCTTTTGAGAAGTTAATGTTTCATCAAGCAAAGAAAGTTAAATTTAAAAGATATGGAGAAATGGATTCTATTGAAGGTAAGAGTAATGGAACTGGAATTAGATTTAAAGATAATCAATTAATCTGGAATGGATTAAATATTAAAGTTAATATAGACAAAAATGATATTTTTGCTCAAATGGCGTTACAAGATAGGATTAAATATTGTCGTATTCAACGTAAAGAAATTCGTGGAAAAATCAAATATTATCTTCAGCTTATCTTAGAAGGAATACCTCCTATTAAGATTCATAAAGAAACTGGTGAACTTAGACATTATACTAAAGATGGTGAAGTTGGATTAGATATTGGTATATCTACTCTTGCTATTGTATCTGATGATAAAGTAAGTTTATTAGAATTTTGTAAGGATATAGAAATCATAGATAGAGAAAAACGTAGGTTACAACGTAAAATGGATCGGAGTAAAAGAGCAACTAATCCTAATAAATATAAAGAAAATGGCACAATAGATAAAGACAATAAAGATAGATGGATATTCTCTAATCATTATAAGAAAATTAGAAGTCAACTTAAAGAAATTCAAAGAAAAATCGCATCTAAACGTAAAATAGAACACGAAAAATTAGCAAATACGATTCTTGAACAAGGTAATATAATCAAAGTAGAAACTATGAATTATAAAGGTTTGCAGAAAGGCAAGTTTGGTAAAAGGTTGGGAATTAAAGCCCCAAGTATGTTTCTAAATATATTGGATAGAAAATTAAAATATCAAGATAAACAATTAATCAAAGTAAATACCTGGACAGTTAAAGCAAGTCAGTATAATCCTTTTGATGATACTTATACTAAAAAACTATTATCTCAAAGATGGCATGATTTGGGTAACGAAATTAAAATTCAAAGAGATATATTTTCAGCTTGGTTAATTAAAAATGTTAAAGATAATCTTCAAGAAATTGATAGACAAAAATGCCTAGATACTTTTGAAAAATTCTATAGTTTATATCAGATTGAGGAAAATAGATTAAGACAATATAGCGGATTAATTTCAAGTATGAGTTTCTGAATTAAATAAAACTGTCTTGAATCGGGCAGTATACTAACGTTAAATGATGAGTTAGGGCATTTGCCACTATACGCATAAAAACGTCAGAATCATTTGTTGGTGAAAATCTTGGTGAAAATAATTAGTGCTTAATTGGAAAATTAAGAGAAGTTATTTAGTAGTCAAGAACCTGCCGACTTTAGTCGTGCAGAGGTTCAGGAAGAAGAGGGTTTGGGGAGAGGATGAGGGTGGCGAGGGAGAAGCCGAGGGGAAAGGGAGATGTGAAAAGATTAGCAAGGGAGGTTGAAGTTGTGAAAAAGTTAATTATCATCCTGTTTGTGACTATCTTAATAATGTCAGGGTGTGGAGTTGAAAAGGCTTATCAGAGTAGCGGAGTAGAATATAGAATATAAACTTAAACCCCAAGAAAATAATCTTGGGGTTTCCCTTTTTGAAAACCTCTTTAGGTAGGATTTTGGCAAATGGATATATAACTATATCCTTGAGGTGAGTAACATGGACAAACCCATGCTGGAATCCCGATTAAAGCTCTATAGACAGCATAAAGCCGAGGTTGAAACAACTCTCAAAAGAATAGAAGTCTGGAAAGAAATGCTGGATAAAGGCGAGTTGGAATACTTTGAGGATGTTCCTGAGAAGATTCTTGGCATGCCGAGATCGAATACAGTTACTTCACCTGTCGAGAATATTGCCGTAAGAAATGAAGTCACAAGGGAAATGGTAGAACAGTGGATTAAAGATGATGAATCACGGATTTTTTATAAAAAACTTGAGGTTGAACAAATTGAAACTGCCATCAATGCCTTGACCGGACAACAAAGGACGGTCATAGAATCGAAATATTTCGAGGGAATGACCTGGCGAAATATCGAGATCCTTTTCAATGATAAATTTTCCAGGAGTAGGATTTTTGTAACCGAAGAAGGATTGCAAAAAATAAACAATGCTTCGCTTTATACCCTTTGGGCAATTCTTGGGCCGTTGTACTCCAAGTACCTCTATTTTAAGCAATATAATATTGATTATCGGAAAAGTACCGGAAAAGTACCAGAAAAGTACCAGAAAAGTACCAGACAGGGGTCAGTCTTGGGCCTATAATATTAATATGCAAAAATGCAAGCTGAAATTTTGCCTATCTGCCAAGTGCAGAAAAGGTTCCTGAAATCGTCTGGAGCTAGGCGGTTTTTGCTTTATATCCGTAGCTATAGCAGGATAGACCGACGGGTCGAAAAGTACAAGCCTTAGTACCTTCCTGCTATTTCTATTTTTAAGGCGAATTACGGAAAGGTGGTAATTGAATAATGAGTAAATTACTTTTAAATGAACAGCCTCTATTAATAATGCCTAAGTTAGCGCAGAAAATTGGCTTAAACGAATCAATAATAGTTCAGCAGATTCATTACTGGAACGAAATAAATAAAAAAGCCAATAACAATTTTTATGAAGGTCATTATTGGACATTTAACACTTACAACCAATGGCTTGAGCAATTTCCATTTTGGAGTGAGAAAACATTACGTAGAACAATAACTAGGCTTGAAAATATAGGTTTGGTTGTCGCTGCGAATTATAATAAGCTTAAGATTGACCGCACAAAATGGTACAGGATTGACTATGAAATGCTTGAAAGCCTTGAAGAATCACCATTAGGTCAAAATGACCAGTCCATGAGGTCAAATAGTCCTAAACAAACGGTCAAATTGACCGCACCATTACCAGAGACTAATTCAGAGACTAATTCAAAGATTAAATTTATGAAGGGAATTTTTCCTAACGGAGAAAATCCTACTCTTTCTTTTTCCAATAAAGAAATAAATAATTCTATTATTGATAAGATATTAAGTACCAAAAATTCTTCATACGGTTATAAAGAAATAATAAACCACTTCCTCGATAAGTTCTTTATGACGTTTAAAAAAGAACACCCTATTTACACTAAAGAGACTTGGGAACGGATAATAGACGATCTTCCGAATGTAACCATGGCTTTTGATAATTTTATAGACGTTGACGAAGAAGCCTTAATACTAATGATAGACCAGTATTTTATAACTAAGTTTCAACCTAGCTGTGACTATCACTTATTACACTTTCTAAGCGAAGGTGTGAAAATGAGGAGAATGTATGAAGCAGCATATTAAGATAAGCCTTTAACAGTAAAACCACACCCTGATTTTCCACCCCTGGATAACCCACAATGACGGTGACATAATAGCTTTCTTAAAGGCTTCGATGCGATATTTTGAAGTGCATTTAGAATACGCATAAGGTTAAATTTGAGTTTCTACCAGTAGAAATCCCATCACATACGAATTTCTACACCTAGAAACTCTTTTCAAGCGTAGTTTCTACGGTAATTAATCCACAAAGTAAACTAAACTAAAGTATATTAAAGTATATTAATATCTCTTTCGTAGGAACTAATTATCGGAAAGATTGAGGGGTGAATCCCCTATGAATTGCAAAGACTGTATCCACCAAAAGAAATGCACAAAAAAAGACACTCCCCAAAAGGAGTGCCTTAATTTTTTGAGATATTCCGAGAGCAAGAAATTTGAAGCATACGACCGCATGATGAAAAGAAACCGCGGTGTATCAATGGATTAGCTTTCATACCTCCTCTTTTTCTATATAATAGCTCGGCGGGTTAAAGCTGCCGGGCTATATCCTTTACCTTCATCGGCATAAACTCACCAACCTTCATATTTTGGGCGTGTAAATAGCGTTCTGTGGTCCGGATGCTGGCATGGTTAACATACTCTTGGACATCCCTTAAACTTGCTCCAGATGCGATACTTAAAGAGCAGAAAGTATGTCTCAAGGTATGGGGGCTAACCGCTTTCTTGAGTCTTGCCCTTTTCGCACCATTTCTTATCCACTTTCTCAGACTTTCTCCTGTAGCCCTCTCGCCGCTTGGATTGAGAAATATAGGGGAATTATCTTCCGGGTCTATTTCTTTGCCTGTAAAGACCTTCAGTACGTTCCAAACGTCACTTCTCAGAGGTAATATTTGATAGTTACCGCCTTTCCTTAAGGCGTTTATAGCTATAGTTCCGTCTGGCAGCTCCAAAAAGCTATTCCATGATAGTTGTTGGACTTCTGAAATTCGCATTCCTGTAGCAGCTAACAATAGCCCTAGTACATAATGCTTTTCATTCTTTTCAGCTAGTGCATTTAAAAGCCGGTCAAGCTCCTTAACGGTCAAAAACTTATTCTGCGATGTGATCGGCACTGATTTTTGCTTAACTACTCCGAACGGATTCCCCTCGATCAATCCGCACTTCCACGCGAACCCAAAAAACCTATTAAGCGTGCTAATATGCCTTTGTACTGTCGCAGGTGCAGCGGTTTTATTTAGATATTCTGAGTAGCTTAAAGCGTCGAAGGGACTGACTTCTTTATAGATCTTACCGCCAGTCCATGCAAAGAATGACCTGATAGAACTTTCATAGGTGCGACTAGTCCCGGATGTCTGTTGCGAAAGGAAATAGTCAATAATTTTCTGTGTTGGCATAATCGTTAGGTTTCCGGGCAACGTGGCTAGGTTATCCATAAGATCAGCTCCTTTCTTTATTCTAGTACCAGGTATTTTCATCTATGACGTGGAACCAGCTTTCCCTTTTTGTTCCATCGTAGTACGTTCTAGTAAAGTCTACCCTCAGATATTTGCCGTTTGCCTTGTCTTTGGTCCGAAAAACTGAAACCGGCTGCCATTCTTTGGGGAATTCCCAACGGTCAAGAAAGTTAGACAAAAACTTATCAAATAACCTTTGATCTGCTTGGGTTAGGCCGTCGTAACCTTTAGTAGTTTGCAAGTGATCGCCTCCCTTAATTATAACTTAAAAGGTAATAAGGGGAAATAAATCCCCTTTGCTATAGCAATTTATAGCTTATATTAGCCTTATTAAACCGCTTGATTGAGTTGCCGCCCTTACGGTCTGACGCTAACACTGTGAGCCATCCTAGGCCGTCTGAGATTAACTTGCCCGTGATTGTAGTTACTGATTTTTTATTCGGCTTGCTGATTACTACTTGCATTTGGTTTATCCCCTTTCCGTTTTATCTTTCATCCCTGCCCACTATTTAAAGCGGGTACGGATGAGGGAAAAAAACTCCCTCAAAATGTATATGCAAATTCATTGATTTTGTTTTCTGTTTTCCCTCTGTGACAAGTACCAGCATAAACCCAACCCTCAGAGGTCTTTTTCAAAGTTGGATATGTTGCTCGGCCCTCTACATGGCTACTAGGTTCGCCAATCTGGACAACTCCACCACTCATACAAGCTGGCGGAAGAACGTTGATAAAGTAATCAACCATTTCCTCGTCTACAAGATCTCCAATTTGTAAGTAGTCCCCAAGATCGCCTTTCCAGTCCGAGTATTTTTTTATCATTTCAATTCGCTCCTTCCCAATACACCAATTCCTTTTGATTCTCTTCTTCCCACTTGTCTTTTAGTTCTATCAATTCATCATAGTATTTCAGTATTTCAGACGGCTTCATTCTGTTAATGTTCTTTGGTTTTAAGTTCATAGCTTTTTCCATACGCTTGATGCCACTTAGCATTGTATGTGCCCAGTTCATTCTCATTCGCTCCTTTCAGATTTTGGAATATGTAAGGGCGGTTAGATCGCCGCCACTCCCTGACACTCTCGGCAGGTACACTTCATGCCGGATTCTTTCTGGTTTACTCCTTCTGTCCATGCCTTCTGTGCTACTCGCATGCTTAGACGGTTTTCAAGGTATGCCCTGGTAAATGCCTTACCATCATTGTGATATCCGGCAATTCTGCAGAGAGATAAGGCTATTTCACGTTTAGTCATGTTAAAACCCTCCTTGATTTCAAAACATCAAATTTTCGTTTCCGTTGTCCTTTTGGTATCGGTACCAGTTCAGCATCATAACAAAGTCGCCAGGTTCGATGATTGTGCCCATTTCCAGTAGAGCGCCGTATTTATTGCGCTTGTATACCGCTACTTTGCCGCCTTCAAGTTGCTTTACTTCCAGGTATTGATTGTTGTTGATTTCAATTAGATTTTTCATTTCTTTCCCACCTTTCAAAATTTGTCTCCTTAAAAAGGATGGAGGCCGAAGCCTCCCGCACGATTCACACGCCGACAAAGGATTTAGGATTAGCGGCAACCTTCCGGATTGCACGATTTATAGCCGCTTGGCGGTATTTCCGGTCTGCATTGCTGCCCCAACGATGATTTTCAAAATGGTCATTGATTCTTTCGATATCGTCAAAATTTAAACCGCTTCTTTTCATGGCCGCTTCTGCGACGGCAAAACAAAGTTCGCCGTATTTTTGGATTAGCTCTATTTCGAGCTCGGTGAATTGGATTTTAGTCATGCTTGTTTCCTCCTTTAGGCCGTCTTTTTGTTTACTCTCAGGCTCATTTCGTAATCTTTCCGGTACGCGCCGGTATTGATTTTCCAATGGATGTATTGGATATTCGGCCAGGACCAAGGCTTATCATCATCTTTTTGGAGATAGTCCAGTATTTTCTGTTCGTTGGCTTGGACCGGAAAACAACGCTGCCAATCGTGCTTCTGTTCCCATTTGCGGGCCAAGCGGGCGATAACATAAAGCTTTCTCCAGTCAATATTGAGGATGGCGCACAAATCAGATACCGCATTGTTTGTGTAGTGGTTTTCCCTTTCCCGATAAAAAACGGACCGTTCTTCTTCCTGCGTCCGCTTCCATTGCGGTTTTTTCCGGCACTCAAGCCTATAATCTCTGTCTGCGTCAAGGGCTTCCTGGGCGACTCCGATAAGGCGTTCAACGTTAATATTCATGGTCTTTCCTCCCTCATATGCTCCCGGGCTTGTGACCGGGACCGGCTCTGACCGGTGTGCATTAAAGCCGGTTGCCCGGCTCCACTCTGCATACAAAAAATCCCCTGAATCAGAGGATTTTGAGTATAGATTATTTAGTTTTTGCCCTTCGTTTTATTCCTCGATAATCCATGCACCATAAAAGCCGTAAGTTCCAAATTGCTCTGTTATTTCATCATCTTCGCTCGGTTCTACTCCATACCAGGGTAAGCGGGCAACTACATTGCCGGTTTCATCCTCGATCTTTACTGGCTCTTGAGTATAAGTAAGCTCGCCGTTTACTCGCTCGATTAAATCTCCCAAGGCACTGTCGCTTCCATAATTTCCGGCACCGGTTCCGAAGTTTACATAATAAGTCATTTTAAAATCCCCCTTTTGATTTATTATACTTTATTTTGGGACTTTTTGGCATCCCCTAGAGCACCCGATTTGGATGTTCTAGGGACGGTCAAACCGCCCTAGGGTCTTTTTACCGCTGCAAAAATCATACGATTTATGCCTGTATGTTTGCCTAAAATCTCATATTCTGGACTTTTGTAATGCGTAGGCTCATCAAATCCAAATTCCATAGCTGTTGACCTTGTGTTAAAAACCTCAGTGATTTTAACCTTGCAGAACCGTGGGGTATCAATCCAGTCACCAATTTTCATTTTATTTCCTCCTTTTATTTGGCTTTCTTTCGCTCTCTGCTTCTTCCGCTAGGGTTGAGACTAGCTTCCAGCATTACGATTTAATCTCTAACGCCCTCCAGATGTGTTCCTTGCACTCTTACTATCGGAGGGCAACGCTTTATGCGGTTGTCAAAGAGCTTTTTCCTTTCGCTGGTTTATTTGCCTGTGTTCCGTTTGTCCGTTGTTCCGTTATGCTTATAATATCAAATCCTAAACCATCTGTCAAATATTTTCGGAAGTTTTCGAACAAACAAAAAACCCTGATTCCATGCAGGTTTCAGAGTTTTTAAGGATTATTGAATTGTAAAACTTTTTGACACAATTTATTTTTCAGCGAGTTTTTTATCGGTAAAGTACTCAGTCAGCAGCCGGACAATCAAGGATGCTATACTTTCGCCGGTATCTATTTTATGCAGGCTACAAAGTCGCCAAAGGTCGTGTTCCAGGACTACAGTTAGCTTTTTGCTATCATTATTAGATTCCATGTTTTCAACTCCTTTTTAGATAGTATATCAAAACGGAGCGACGGAATCAAGGCGTTATATAGTAGCAAACCCGGGACAAGCTGTGGCCGGCAATTAAAATGGTTAATCTATTTGTACATAGATAAGATAAAGAGAAGGTGATAAGTAATGGCAGTAGATATGGATGAGTTTGGGAGCATGGCCGATTACGTTAATTGGGATAAGTTTAAAAAGCCGGAAATCATTAAAGATGGTTTTGCGTATATGATTAAACTAATTGATTCGTGGGGTGATAATGATGGATGAGGTTAAAAATCTAGGCGGAAGACCTACAAAGTATCAGCCGGAATACTGCCAGGACATTATAAATTATTTTGAGCGTGAACCTTTTACAACTATGTATAAAAAGGAATACTTCAATAATGGCGAGCTTAAGTCGGAAACTCCTATTCTTACAGCTAATGAGTTCCCTACTTTTCAAGGTTTTGCTCATAAAATTAGTGTTAATATTGATACTTTACATCAATGGAAAGAAGACTATCCAGAGTTTTCCGAAGCATACGCGCACGCGAAGCAATTACAGGAACAAGTTTGGCTTGTCAATGGTATGCAGAACCTTTATAACTCCCAGTTTGCTCAGTTCTTCGGTAAAAACTGCCTAGGTTATAAAGATAAGACTGAGACTGAGATAACTGGCCTTGATGGTGGCCCTATTCAATTATCAAATGCATCTGTATTAAATGAGGACGATCTGCGAGTTATGGAGCAAATACTAGCCAAAACCCAGGTTCAAATCACGGATTAAAGACATAGACAACTTTAAAACTTCCGAGAACATAATATTTTCAAAGGTTTTATCAAGCCTTTCCGTCTTGTCCAGGGAGCATTATTTTTCAGATCAAGATCAACATTATAGAGCCGGTTGGTTGTAGTGCTGCTGGCTTTCCTCCCTTTTCTCTACTTGTCCTGGTAGTAGCCGGAGGATGTTCTGCCCTTTAGATTTACCCCTCCCCACCACCCAAAACCACAGCTCGGGTAAAGGGTGATGTATATAATTATGCCATTCCCTAATTCTAATTGATTTTTAAAGGAGGAATAACCATGTCCAACGATAAAGAATTTTTACTTAAACTGGCTGAATCTTTTGATAGAGCAGATTTTGACGAATCTGGCTGTACAAAAGTATCAAGGGAATTGGCTGAACAAGTATCGTTAAGACTTAAAGAGATTGCTGGCGGAATGAATGATTAAAAATTTACCCCTCCCCCATACCCTAAAATTCCACTTAGGTACTTAAATAAAAACTGACCACCCTTTTATTATAAATTGGGTGGTTTTTAATACTCAAAATCCTGCCTAGACAAAGACGGAAAACAAGTACTCTATATAAATGTTCCAGCCGATTCCCCAAAAGCCTTGGTATCACTGGGATAGAACCTGTTTTTAAAATGTCATCCATGACAGGGTAAAAAGGCGGTGAAATTGTGATAAATGGATAAACAATTGCTTCGATTTATTAACGGTGAAGTCAACTATGTTGAAACTATGTGCGGTCTTGGCAGGGAACAAGTTGACCATGAACGTTCATTTATGACAGTAAAGCCGACTGAGCTTTGTACTAATGAACCGCTGTACGGATTTTGGAATTCTAATAAAGCAAAGACAAAAAAACTTCAAGCCAAAAAACCAAGTAAAAAAACATACTATACTAAAGTTTTTATCAAAGAAATAAAAAAGTATTCCAGAAATAAACTGAGTTATGAATATATGGGGATGTACTTACATTTAACTGCTTTCATGGAACGTGATAGCGGTTATTTAATTTGTAGCCGTGGAAAAAAGAAACGCAACATGAATAGGTCTGATTTAGCCAAGATTCTTAGTATAAGCGATTCAACCGTTAGGAGATTTATTGCCAAGCTCGAGGAATTGAACCTGATAGAACACGATAACGGCTTTAAGATTTCAGGCAGCTTATTTGCCAAGGGGAGGAATGTTCCATGCGAATCAAATTTGAACAAGGAATGACCCCCGAACGCATTGCACAAGCCTTTGTAGATTATGTACGGAAGAATGAATTGGTCATTGGAACTGTCAATGTTTATATTCAGACATTCGACGGGAACATGAATTCAGTAAAAGAAGATACGAACGATCATACCGTTTGCAGTCCGTCAGAGTTTCTTAAAAAAGAGTATGCGAATGACGTTGCCAAAATTCGCCGCAGCCGCTTGAAGGCTGTAAACGAATAAAATTAAATAAAGGAGGCTGGCTTTAGATATGCCGGTTAGAGGAAAGGTAGAAACCTATGCTCATGCGTTGAGCCTTATTGGACTTCCGTTGGATGGAAAAATCAAGACTATTATTCAAGGCTTAGAAACAGAAGGCCATACTGAAAAAAGTATTTGTTATTCGATTTGGAAAGGCCAAGACAAACTAAATCAGTACAGAAATCACCCTAAATTTTGGTCAATACTTAAAAATGAGATTCTTAAATATTCCTGGCCCAAAGGAGATCCTCGTTGGGATGAATACTGGAAAAAGAAACGTGAGGAAGAGAAAGCTAAGGAATTAGAGAAAGCTGAAAGAGCCAAACGTGCCCAAGCGGAGGATTACAGTAGGCGATATCCCGGATTTATTTATTTTGTTCAAGGAGAGTCGGGCGGATCAGTGAAAATTGGTTATGCGACGGATATTGAAAAGAGAATCAAGTCCTTACAAACCGGATTTCCTGAAACCTTGGTTATATTAAAATCCTTTCCCGGTGATACAACCGACGAAGCGAGTATCCATGAAGAATTTAAGGAGTATCGCTTGCGTGGAGAATGGTTTAAGCCTGACGTATTGGAGTTGGCCGATATGACTGCTGAAAAGGTGCGGAAAAGGACTAAGCCGAAGATTTGTAAACGGTGCGGCGGCTCCTTAATCGCCATTAAGCAAGGTGAATACGGTGAAGTTGTTGGGGTTGCGTGTACAAAATGCGGTTATTTAGTTTAAGGAAGGCTTGGATAATACAATAGAAACTAAGACCCCTACCCTATTTTAAAAAATATGAGGTGAAAAATGAAAGTATTTTTTGATACCGAGTTTACTGGACTACATCAGAATACAAGCCTGATAAGTATTGGCTTAATTTCCGAAGACGGAAAAACATTCTATGCAGAATTGAGAGACTATGACAAGTCTCAGTTAGACGATTGGCTAAAGGAAAACATCATAGCTAATACGAGTTATCTAAAAGAGACCGGAAACTATGATGCAGCCTCAAAAAGCTATGACCGTGTTTATATGCCAATATCTGATAAAGAACACTTAGCAGAGGATTTAAAAGAATGGTTATGCCAATTTGATACCGTCGAAATATGGTCCGATTGTCTTGCTTATGACTGGGTACTTTTTAATGATATATTTGGACATGCGTTCAACATCCCGAAGAACGTCTATTACATTCCTTTTGACATTTGTACTCTATTTAAAATCAAAGGCGTTGACCCAGATATTAACCGTGAGCAGTTTGCGGGAATTGAAGGCGATAAGCACAACGCATTACACGACGCAAAGGTCATAAAGGCTTGTTATGAAAAGTTGATAAACATGAAATGATAGCAGTTTTAAACCCCCTTCGTTCTCCCCATTAAAAAGGCGGTGCATAATGAGAGAGTTAATAGTTAAGGACCTGCCTGATTATGAAAGTATAGAATTGTATCCGCTTAACGATATTCATTTAGGCAGCATCCTTTGTAACGAAGTCAAATTTCACTCCTTTGTAAAACACGTTCTTGAAAAGCCCAATCGCTTTATAATCTGCCTTGGTGACTTAATGAACAACAACATAGCCGGAAGTGTCGGAAGCACTTGGGAGGATTCAATCAGTCCCAGAGAACAGAAAAAAACTTCTCAAACAAGAATTAGAACCTATCAAAGATAGGATTCTTTTATTTTTAGACGGAAATCACGAAGCGAGAAGTAAAAAGTCAAATGATGAAAGCCCTACTGAGGACATAGCGGAATACTTCGGAAAAGAATACCGACAAGACGATGCTTATTTGCAGCTTAGAATCGGTAAAAACGATCATGGTAAGCCTGTATCTTATATCATTTATTGTACTCATGGCTCTGGCGGAGGAAAAAGACCTGGGGCGACAATAAATAATTTAGAATTACTCACCCTTGGGCATTGGGCAGAAATCTATATCTTAGCTCACTTTCATAGAAAGTTAGGTTATAAAGCAGTAATGGAAATGCCGGATCCCAGAAACAAACGAGTAGAAACTTCTGAAATGCTTTATGTGGTATCTTCCTCTTTCCAAGACTTTGGCGGTTATGCAGCTAAGAAAATGATGCGTCCCTCTGCTTTAGGCAGTACGCCGATTTATTTAAGCGGTAGAGAGAAGTATTTTGAGGTGCGGATATGATTGTTACAAATGAGTTTGGCGGTAGGCAAAGTAAAATAGACTCAAAACTGACCCTTATTCCACCGAAAGCAGTAATCGAAGTCGGTAGAGTAATGCTCCAAGGCGAAGTAAGCCACGGTAAAGATAATTGGAGATTTATTCCCCTTGATGAGCATTTAGACCACGCATTACTTCATATTATGGAATATTTATCCGGCGGCACAGACGAAGATCACTTATCGCACGCCGCCACAAGACTACTCATGGCATTGGAGTTGAGAGAATGAACAAAGAAACCTTTATTAGACGAATTGCCTTAATTCAGAACTTCCATAGTGAACAAGATACGTTGCAAGCGCTTATAGGGAAACTTACGGATGGTCATTCGATTGTTGACTTCGGTAATTACCTTGTAAGTGAGATTATCGACATGATAAACGAGAAAATGCAGATAGAAGATAAGGACTTAATCGGCTGGTGGTTATATGAAGATGTTGAAAAACTCATCTATGACTGTGACGGCAATGTTATCGCCGACCTCAAAACAGCAAGTGACCTATACGACTACATAATGGAGATGAAAAAA